TTAACTGCTTCTCTTGACCAATCAAATGGTTTATCTATACCTCTAATTTCCATTAATATACCAAAATTAGTCATATCGTTTCTGTATGCTTCGTCTTTTTTAGCATGACCATTATAAGAATGATCTCCATAAGTTTCTTCTACAGCAACATAAGCAGCATTATTATTTGTACAAAATGATCTTAAACTTACATCATCAAATTTTCTATATAATTTAAAATCATATGATATATCAATTAATTTTTGAAAATGTTTTTGTGGCGCTTCAAATCTAACTCCTATTTGTACTGGTTTTGGTTCTGTTGGTAAATCATATTTTTCAGCTAATTGTTTTCCAAAGTCAATTCCTGATTTGCCTACACCAAAAATAAGTCTATCATAGTTAAATTGTGATATATCTGTATAAACTTCTTGTTTATCAAAATCAATATTAGTTACTTTTTCTTTCCATCTAAATCTAACATTATTATCGGTCAAATATGTATACCAATTCTTGCCAATTTCATGTAGATAATCAGTTCCTATATGCCATACAGGGAATAATCGCAAACCAAAATAAGGCTTAATAAATTCCGGTTCTTCTACGGGATGAGAACATTGAATTACTTCAGGTTTTGGGTGAAATCTTCTAAAATTATCAATAACCTGATCCATTAATTCCATAGCTTTTTCATCACCACAGTATTTAGACATATGACCTCCTATAGATGTATGATAAGTTAATTTACCATCTGACCATCCACCAGCACCCATAAAACCCGTCATTACTTCTTCAGGTTTACGATTAAAAGGATCATTACCCATATCAATTACAGTAATATTACCTTTATAATTGTTATCAACTAATTTTGTAGCTGCATTTACTCCTGCAACTCCGGCTCCTATTATTAATGTGTTTTCCATATTGCTATATATAATAAAAAGAGAGCTGTAGACCAAATGAGGCCACAGCTCTCTAAAATTTAATTTATCGTTCGGCTATGAATCGAACTTTATGTTATTGAGGTCCAAAAGGATTATAACCTCCTGGTGACCCAGGGAAATTTTTCTTAGGTTTTTTTATAGGTGGACTAATACTTCTTGCTCTTGTTTTAGGTCCTTTTCCTTGTTGAGTACCCATACCCTGTAAAGTTACAGTATCTAATAATTGACTACAACTAAAACTACCATCAAATGGATCACTAGGGTTATTTAAAATGTACATGTAACCTTCAGGACATTTTCCCCCACCAGTTAGATCCTCTTCCTCAACTTCTCTCATTGGTCTAGATGGTTTTACATTAGAGGTACAGCAACCACAATACTCACTTCCTGCAGTATTATTTCCTGTATCACTACATCTTTGACAAAATTGAGCTTGTGATAAAGGCATTTGTAAACCTGTAGCTAAGAAGTTTGCAAATGTTTGACATATATTACGTTCTTCTAATTTTTTAAGTTCTTTTTTAACTTCATTTGTAATAAATTCTCTTAAACCTCTTCTAGATCTTTGTTGTCTTTTTTGAGGAAATTTACCTGGACCTTTATCTGGATCTTTAGGAGGTATTCCTGCTTGACCAGGATTATAAGTTACTACATTATCTTCATATTCATAATCAGTATTACAACAAGCACATTTTTGTGCTATATCGTCAGGCCAAGAATTTGATTGACATTTAATGCAATATTGGTCTTCTGCTGACATAGTTGTACCATCAACACCAGTTACTCCAGGTGATATTCCTAAAGATATTGCATATTCTTCTAAGCTTCCTTCAAAACATCCTGATGCTTGACATTCTTCTAATGAACCAAAAGGACCATTTGAATCTTCTACACATCCAGTACAAACATTACAAGAATAATTTGAACCCGTTGCTCCTGTATCTAAACTTCCTGTACAACAATATTCTTCAAAACCTGAAGTTATAGTTGATGGATATCCTGTAATAGCCCAAGTTCCATCTGAATTAAAACCAGGACCTTCACTACCAGAAGCACAATACATTGCTCCATAATTACTTGTTGTATTTATTTCTGTTCCTTCAGGACATGTTAAACTTCCTGTTTGTTGTTCATTTAATGAACCATAGTGAGAAAAAGAAGATGTTTTACCAAATTTATTTTCTACTACCCATTTTTTGTAGTCAAATTTTCCTATTGTCATTTTTTTAATTGTTTTATAGTATCTGCTATTATTTCTTTTAATCTTCCTAAATCTCGTTTATCTTGTTTTTTAGGAGGTGGAGGTACTACTGGTTTAGATTTTTGTTTTAATTTATCAGGTCCTTTATCTGGATCTTTTTCAGGTCCTTTATTTGGTGTTTTAACAGGAACTGCTTGATTTGGTGTATCTGATTCTTGATTACAACATTCACATTGCATACTAATGTAAGTAGGATCTTCACAAGATTGACAAATAAGATCTTTAAAGTCTTGTGGTAATTCATTAAATGGACCACAGTCTGTATTAAAATCAAAGTCTCCTTGAGTAAAATTAGTTGCATCTCCCCCTGCAGCTCCTGTAAAGGCATCTGAAGAAGTACTTGCTGTTACTGTAGGACCATCTGTTGGTGTCATTGCACTACCTGATGGGCACCAATATTCTATTCCACCATAGTCATAATAATTTACTCCATCTATCATTGATTCTCGGTATAGTCGAGTTCCTTCATAACCAATACTTTCAAATCCTCCTACAATTTCATCTGATGTAAGTGTACCTACATCCCAATTACTATTAGGATTTACGTTAGTATTTGTCATATCAGGAGTAATTTGAAATTCTATTCCAGGAGCACAAGCATACTCTCCAGGGGTTTGTGATGAATCATCACATAACCCACACCCAATATATGTTTCAGCTTGTGTTATTTGTTCTTTTAAAGAGCCGTATTTATTTTCTACTACCCATTTTTTGTAATCAAATTTTTCTATTGTCATTTTTTTCTTTTTTCTAATGATCTACCACCAAAATAGGCACCAATCACTGTAATTAATACAAGCTGAAGCAGGTCTGTCCATTTTTCTTCAACAGTAAATTGTATAGTTCCTGCGTCTATAAATATCATAAGAACTGTAGAGACAACAAGAAATATAAGAATCATTGGTCTTACATTTTTACTTAACCAACTATCTGAATTCATATCAGCTTGCCAACGGTCAGTTATATTACGTTCCATTTCAGCTTCATGACTTAATATTAGTTCTTTTAATTTTCTTTTTGCTTCTAATTTTTCATCTTTTGTGGTTATTACATTATCTAATACACCTCCTACCGATTCAACTAATTTACTAGCTCCTCCGGAAAATAACTTATTTAACACTTTCATAACGTTTTATTTTTAATTATACATATTATTTTTTTTCAGGTTTTATTCCTGCTAATTTTTTAAACCTATTAATTATAGATTCTTTTAAAAATGGTTTTTGTTTTAAAAGTTTCTTTTGATATTTAGGATATTTAGGTTTATCAGGAGTACCTATAGTAGGTATTCCTTCTGGACTAGGCATTCCTTCTGGACTAGCTGTGTCAGGAGCTAATGGCATTCCTTCAGGTTCAAAATTAACTCCCTCTTCACAACAATCACAATGCACATTTACATAAGTAGGATCTAAACACTGATTACAAATTAAATCTCTAAAATCTTGAGGGAAATTTGGGTGATTAAATCCGTCACAACCTGTTATCATATCTGTTGCATAACCCGTATTATCAATCTGTCCTTCACAACAATCACAAGTTATATGTGATGGTAGATTTTGTAATGCCCATTCGTTAGTATTTGAAGGTGCAACTGCGCATCTACCACAAAATTCTTGAGCACTATTAAATCCTGCACATATATCACTTGTTCCAGCTGGAGTACCACAATCTGCAAAATAATCATTTAAATCAATATTCATACATGCTGAACATCCATCCATTTCACATTCTTCTAATGAACTATAAGGACCATTTTCATCTAAAACACAATTACCATTAATAACACCTCCTCCTATACTTGCTTGCATACATGAATAATTTGTTGTAGGATATATACAACTCCCATCATCAATAGAAGCTTCTGGATTATAATTTTCTGAAGTAGGATCTGTACAACCTTCTATAGGTACATCTTGACAACATGTACACATAGATAACCCAATGTTATAACTGTTCATAGGATTATTAAAATCAAAACCTCCTTGTCCTGCCCAACAAGCAGGGCAATATTGTCCTGGATTTATATTAACACTGGTATTACATATAACATTACATATGTAATCTTCCATTTCATTAGGAGCAACAGGATCATTAGCTAATCCTTGATTAACAGCTGCTTGATTAGGAAAAGGTATATTATTAAGTTGTTCATTTAATACAGCTAATCCATGAAGTTGAAGTGCCCATTGACTAAAATTAGCACATCCATAATCATACTGACAAATAAAAGCACCATATTGAGAATCACCATTAGCATTTGGGTCATAATTTAATGCAGCAGGATCAGAACATCCTTGTCCAGGTCCAAGATTTTGTTCTTTAATGATATTTTTTAATTTTAATTTCATTTTATTTTCTTTTTTTATTTTTTAGTCCTGCTAGTTTTTGCATTCTATTTATTTCCGGATCAGGTGTAGGTCTAATTGGAAAAGATGGAGTACCTGGGTCTGGATTATCTGTAACTGCATCTATATTATAATTAACTCCTTCTTCACAACATTCACAGTGTATATTCACATAATTAGGATCTTCACATTGTTCACAAATAAGATCTCTAAAACTTTGAGGAAAACCTATAGAATTAAATCCATCACATCCTGTAATCATATCTGTTGCATAATTAGTATTATCAACTTCTTCACAACAACCACAATTAGCCATTTGTCCTGTTGAAGTACTTATTTGCATTTCTGCTGCTTCATATCCTCCTACTTCACATCTACCACAAAACTCTTCAGCATTATTAAATCCTGTTCCTGGCCATATTATAGTATCAAGATGAACAACACAATTAATTTCAGGACATGATTCGTTACATTCTGATTCAGATGTAAAAGCACCATTAGGATCTTCTACACAATATTGAGTGTCTGATCCTACTGTTGGTAAACAAGTATAACGTGGTTCTGGTTCTGGTTGTTCAGGACAACATTCACCATTATTAGTAAGATCATTAAAGAAATCTATAACTTCTTGACCAAAACCGGTTCCTGTTGATGGATCATAAACAGGTGCTTCAAAAGTCATATAACATGCTTGTGCTTGACCTTCTTCATCATAAGTGTTAAATTGAGTACAAGGATCTTCAGGATATTCACAACTTCCATCATCATAACTAGCATTTGAGTCATAATTTGTTGCAGTAATATCTGTACAACCCCCATATTCATCTTCAGGTTTTACACATCCTGTAATATCTTGACAAGATTCTAAAGTAGTAAAAGTTGTTTCTCCGTCTGCAGGTTCTGAACTTATTGATTCAGTACATTCTTCAGAAATAATTTGAGCAGGTGTGCCACTAGTAAGGGTTTCACATGTAAATACTGTATATTCACAAGAACCATCATCTTGAGTAGCTTCTTCATTGTAATTGTCAGCACTTTCATCTGTACAACCTTCTATAGGATCACCCGTAGTAAAATAATTACATGTACCATCATCTACTGTAGCATCTGGGTTATAATTTCCTGCTTGTGGGTCTGTACAACCTGGTATTGTATATTCACAACTACCATCATCTATAAATGTCCATGTTGCTCCATAAGTAGTTGGTTGATTATTAGGATCTGCCATTGGCCAAAAGTTATCTGCTTCTGGATCTGAACATCCTGAATAAACACAACAATCAAGACAACCATAATCAAAATTTGTCCATAGTTCTGTTGTGTTCCATCCTTCAGGAAGAACATCAATATATAATTGATTAGCATTACCTGAACCAACTGCAAAGTTTTGTGATACACTAATAAAACTAGCATTATCTGATTGTTGATCAGCACATCCTTGACAAGGACCTGGAAGTGTAGCTTCTGGGTCATAATTAACAGCTATTAATTCTTCTTGTTGAGTTTCTATATTAAAATATGTTGAATTATCCATACAACCTGCACATGATTCATACTCACAACTTCCATCATTTACTTCAGCATTTTCATCATAATTACATGCACCTTCTTCTGTACATCCAGGTACAGGGTAAACACAAGAACCATCATCTACATTAGCAGTTTCATCATAATTAGTTGCATTTTCATCAGTACAACCTTCATATTCACAAGACCCATCATCTACATCTGCTTCTGGATTATAATTGATTGCATTTTCATCTGTACATCCGGGTTCAGGATATACACAACTTCCATCATCTTCAACAGCTCCTTCATCATAATTTATAGCTGTTTCGTCAGTACAACCAACTACAGGACGATATTCACATGAACCATCATCATATGTAGCTTCAGGGTTATAATTTTCAGCATTTTCATCTGTACAACCACTTTGATCAGGACATAAAATTGGGTCAATATATATTGTTCCTAAAGTATTATTAGAATAAAGATAAAAACCATAACCTCCTTGTTCGTCCCCATTCATGTTATAAATGTTATCTGAACCATATGCTACATTTTCATCAACTACTTGTGCTATGTAGTAAAAATATTCCATACCTACTGTTAATTCCTCACAGGGTAAATTCCATGTAAATTCTCCTGTGTTTGGGATATATTGTCCTCCTGCTTCCCAATTTACATTTATTTGTCCTGCTCCTCCACCACTAAGAGTAGCATATATAGGTAAATCAGGACATCCTCCTGTCCAATTAAATGTAGTAGGATTTTCAGATATAAAATCTGGTTGTGCTATAATTTCAAGTGGAGGACAAGGTTCGTCTGGTAGTTGTGAATCACATGAACCATCATCAATTTCAGCATTTGGGTCATAATTATATGCATTAGGATCTGTACAACCATAAGGATTATAACCATCACCTCCTCCAATACATCCTATACTAGGGGTTCCAACTATATCGACATTTTGAAACATATAATCATGATAATATCCTATAGATTCAAAACCTGGTAGATATTCATCAAAATTTAAAACAAAAGGATCAGTAAAACCATCATCGTTATTTACAATATCATCTGTATTTAATGTAAAAGGAATAGTAGGAGTACACACCTGCATACCTGCATAATAGGGATTATCAGCAGAACACATTGAGCAACCTAAATAAGTTACAGTATTTGCTTGTTCTTTTAGAAGATACTTAGATTTCCATTTTTTATAATTAAACTTCCCCATTATTTATATTTTTTATTATCTTCATAATCTCTTAATAATAAGTTTCCTTCTAAGTATGCTTCTTTTTCCATTGCTCTCATATGTTTATCATCTTGAGCGTATGTTGGAGACATATTACCACTTACATCTAAATCACCTCTTTCATTTTGTACATGATGTATTATTTCATGACAAAAAGATCTAAGTATATCTTTAGGATGTCTATCTGTTATAAATATAACAATAGTTTGTTCTCCAGGATCATAGTATGCTGTACGACCTAATATATTTTTAGCATTTTTAGGGTCTTGTTTTAAAAAAAGTTTAGGAGGTTGTTTAATGCTAAATTTTTCTTTAGCATTACTGTATAATTCTCCAAATATTTTTTTATATTCCATTATGCTTCAGGTTCATCAGGGGTTGGTGGTGGTGGTGGGGGCGGTATAGTTGGTAATGATGGGGGTGAAGGAGCTCCTCCTCCTTTTGGAGATGCTTCTTCTTCTTCTCCTTGTTTTTTCATAATAGGACCTGTTAATAGTCTATTTATGTCTTTTATAGCATTATTTCTTTCTTGTAAGTCTGCTAAGTAATATTCTTTAGTTCCTATTTTAACCATTAATGAAAATTCTTCATAAATTATATCAAAAAACTGATTATTATGTAAAAATATTCTATAAGAAGCAGGAATAGAATTAACTGCTTTTAAGTTATTTACAAAACGAGGTATAGGATTTATTTTAAGTTTATTTTCTAATGCATCCTTAATTTCAGGAGGCATAGGGTACCTTTTAGTTACCTCAGCTTCTACTAATCGTCTTATTACTTTTTTAATATTCATCATTATTTTTGATCAAGATATACTAATACTATATTACTAGGATCATTATTTTTAAATTGAACTATAGGTCCTTCCAAATATGTTCCTGCAGGTATTGCTATTGTAGCTACTCGACTTGTTATTGCATCTGCACTATATGGATTTTGATTTTGTCCAAATTCAACACTAGCTAAAGTTGCAGCTGCAGGTGCATATATTCTTGTTATTGTATCTCCAGCACTTGCTGTATAAGTAACACTTGCTGATACTGTTGTTGCTGTTTTCCCCATCTTATTTTATTTTATTAAGTTCTTTTATTATTTGTTTTTTTAATATTTCTTCTTTAAAAAGCCCTGAAGCTAATTGTTTTTCTTCTGAGTCTCGTTCCATCATTTCAGGATTATTTACTATTTCTTTAGCTGAATTTTTAAATTCTTTTTCACTCATGTCTAGTTCTAATTTCATCTTTTTATAAGTTTCATACTGTTTTCTAGCAGTACCTACAAAAGTTTCAGGAACTTGGGTTCCTTTTGAAGCATAATCTTGAATTATTTCTTCATTTGTCATACCATTATCAAACATTTCAAAAAATGTTTTCATAACTCCTTCCATAAGAATGTTTCTTTTAGCTTCTTTTCTATAAGAATCCATTCTTTCCATTAAGTTACTTTGGGTATCTTTAAAATATTCTCGCATTGTTTGTCCTGGTTGTGTTTTTCCTATTGAATTCATGGCTTTAGTTTGTTGTCTTATTTGGTCCCTAATTTGTTTTACTTGTTGAGAAGCATTAGCTGAATTTTGAGCTTGTTGACCGAATAGTTGATCTTTTGTTTTTTTAAATTGTATAATTTGGTCTTTAACTCCTTCAAGAGAGCCTCTTGCTGTTGATAATTCTTTATCTAATTCTTCTCTTCTTTTCTTTTTTAAATCTGGTGTAATTTCTTCATCTTCTTCTAAGTCAGATATTTCTCTTTCTACATCTATTATTTGTTTTGTTTGATCTCTTTTTTGTTGAATTGCATCTTGTAATTGTTGTTCTGTTTGGGCAATTTGTTGAGATATTTGACTTGTTGCTTGTTGTGTTTGTGCACTAATAGCTTTTAATTGTTCTCTAGTCATTTCTATATCAACTTGTGCTAAATCTTTTTGAAGATCTATTTTTCTTCTTGTAAATTCTGCTTGTTTACCAGGATCCATTTGTTCTTGTACCCCTATAAATCCACTTAAATTTCTTTTTTGACGGGGACTTGCTCCATAAGTATCATGTACCCCATAATAACTTCTTATTTCATTTCTTATGTATTCTCTTACTTGATCTTCATTTTCAAACATAGTTGTTTTATGTCTGTTAGGGTAGTTTCCATTATATTGATCTTTTCTATAATGTCCTCCTTCTCCTCCATAAACGTTTTTAAAGATATAATTTTCTATTTCAGACATATCATCTGCAAAAGGTCTAGGAGAAGTTATATCATTACCATCAGTAGCGTTTCCTCCACCAGCTCCAGTACCTGTATATTCTTGTATAAGTTCTATAATATATTCTTTTAACTTATCCATTTGATTCTTTTTCTACGTATTCTTTACGTGCTTTGGTAATATCTTTTATTTTTTTAGTAAATTCTTTTTTATTAATACCTCCTACCCATTTTTCAACTACACCATCTTCAGAAACATACCCTTCATTAGATGTGTTAACCATATCTAATAAATATGCTTCTGTTTCATTAATTATGTCAAGAGCATTTTTAGTTTTTAATTTTTTTATATAATCATCATATTTACCTTTTATTCTAAGTTTATGTTCAAATTCTATAACACAATCATGACATTTTTTATGAACTTTATAATTACTCTTGTCTAAAGGATGTTTTATTACTTTACTACATTTAGGACAACATAAGGGAGTAAATATTTCTTTTCTTATTGAACTTAATTTTGATACAGTTTTTTTTATTCCATTTTTTATAGTCCATGTTTTTCTTCCTTCTGTCCAAATGTCTCCTTCTTTATATTCAATTCTTTTTTTATTGTAACCAATTTGAGTTTCAGATGAAGAACCAACATCACCTTTAATTAGGTTTCTCATTCTTTCTACATCTCTACGTTTAAACTCTTTTTTTAACATAACTTATTTTTTAAATATTTTTTTAATAGCTTTTCTTAATCTTTTACTTTCATTAATTGTTCTTTGAACATCTCTATTAATAGGGCGATTTACAGATCTATTTGGATTTGTAAATTTATCACTAGTACTTGTAACTCTTGTCTCTGGTTGACCATCTTGCATAAATGGTCCATTCATTGAGTATTCATAACATTCATCATCAGTTGATGTAGGTAAATAAAGTACTTCTCCTGTAGATGAATAAGGTTCTGATACGCTAGTAACTCTCCAAATTGCGTCAGGATCCTGACCCCATTGTACATCTCTATAAGGTTCTCCATAATCAACATATACTCCAAGACCTGTTGGAATGTCAGCTTGTTCATTTACTAATCCTTCATCAATAGGTGGGTTATATATTATATCATCATCTGGCTCAAAATCATCCTCATCAAAATCTATAGTAGTTGTTGGATTTCCATTACAATAATAGTTACTATTAGGACCTACCTCAATTGCACAAGGTGATTCAGTATTACAAACAGCTGTTGCTTGTGAAAGACCAGTTGTATTAGGAACAAGTTCACCAAAATTAGTACCTGCAGACAATGTACCTGCATTTGTATAAACATTAGGATGTCCTGCAGAATCTACATGTACTAATGCAGGTACACAACAACCACCTTGACCTATATTACCATAATCATTAGGATCAAATTGTGTCCAATTAAAATTCATTAAACTAGCACCTAAAGGTAAAGCATCAGTAGGACATACAGCTGCTGGTACGTAAGGTATTCCTAAATCATCTCCAGGTCCTCCTTCCATTTGTGCTGTAAAACCTTCATAAACAACATATTCTCCTAAACCATTAGGGCTTGTTCCATCTACAAAAGGTGGGTTACCTCCAAATTCTCCATCAGGAGCATTAGGTCCAATTTCAGTTGCAGCTGATGGGTATCCTATAGACACACATCTAAGTGTTACATTTGTCCACATATCAGGACCACCAGGAGCTCTAGTTCCTTCTAGTTCAGCAATTTGATAAGCAAATGATAAATAAGCTGCATTACATTGTGTTATTGTTATATCCCAACACATTTCATCATACTCACAACTACCATCATCCATAGTAGCTAGTTGATCATAATTAGCAGCAGCTTCATCTGTACAACCATAGCAACCATAATCACAAAGTTGATCATTAGGTCCACATTCTGCTGTTGGATCATAGTTACATGCTGCTTCATCAGTACATCCATCAGTTAAGTAATTTCCATCACAATCATTACAAGTGTCAGGATATTCACATGAACCATCATCATTATATACCCATGCTTCATAACCTAACAGACCAAACATATTATTACCTACTATACTATTACATGCTGTTGGATCTGGGCATCCTGAAAATATACAAGGTTCACAAGGAAGGCCTGTGTCATTATCTTCTTGGTTTGGAGGATCAACACATTCTACGTTAGCATTTGGATCATAATTGTCAGCTGTAAGATTTCCTGGGTTAGTAATAGTATTTCCTCCTTGCATACATCCTGGAATAATGTTAAAACAACAAGTATTTGTACCTGAAGCATCAAATATATTTTGATCATTATAATTACAATCTTCAATAGTAGCACCTATACTATCTATAAAGTCATCATCTAAATCTTGATTAGGGTCTCCTGTATTTTGTAAACATAGATATGGTACACCATCTTCTGCATCACATACATAGTTGTCAGCATTTCCATCTAAACAAACAACGTAATTACAGCCAAAATTTTGAGTTGCATCTGGTTGGTAGTTAGTTACTATAAATCCATTAGGTTCTAAACTCCAATCAGCTGTTGTATTTTCCATACATCCTAGAATAAATTCACATGAACCATCATCTTCAGTTGCATCAGGATTAAAATTTTCAGCATCAGGATTTGTACATCCTAATACAGGAGCTAATTGACAAGTTCCTTTATCAACAAAAATACCTATAGGTTCCATACTAAGACCATATTGATCTATACTTTCTTGACTCATTGGGACCCCTAAATCTGGAGCTCCATCACCATCAATATCAATAGATGTACACAAAAATTGAGCATAATCTCCATTACAAACATAATTTTCATAAACATATGACCCATCTTCATTTTGTTCACTATTTAAACAACCACTATAAACACAATAATCTATAGTAGGTACACTTAATGTTGTACTGTTAGCAGCACTATAAGCACCTATACCTGAAGCATCACCATTAAATCCAATTATTGTACAACCTAAACATGATTCATATTCACAAGAACCATCATCAAAACAAGCAGCTTCACTATAATTACAAGCATTTACATCTGTACAACCTGGATTATAACAACATGAATCATCATCAAAAGTAGCATCAGGGTTATAGTTAGTTGCACTATTATCTGTACAACCACCTAAATTTTCTATACATTCTATACATTCTTCTTCATTACCATTTAGGTCTATATTAATTTGATTTGGAGGATCTTCACATAAAGTATTAGCTTCTTCATCAAAGTTAAAAGCTAATGAATCTGTACAACCATAAATTATAGGTACACATGTACCATCATCTTCAGATGCATTTTCATTATAATTAAAAGCTGAAGGATCTGTACAGCCATCTACTTCATCAAATGAGAAAACTCCATCTTCATCTCCATCATATATACATGAACCATCATCTACAGTAGCTAAAGGATCATAGTTATCAGCTCCAGGCATTCCTGGATATTCATCTGGTAATACACCAGTACCATCTCCTAATGTTTGAGTTGTTCCTGCATATTCTGCAGCCCAAACTTCAGCAGTTAAGGTTCCATTATCTGTACAACCACCAACATAACATTCAGTTAGTTCTCCTTCTTGTACAATTCCTATAGCAGTATCAAGAACTAAAATTCCATCTTCATTAGGAACACACCAATCACTAAAACTAATATTTATTCCTGCTATATCTTCTGAGGCTAATTCAGAATTACAAAAATAATTGTCTGCTTCTGGAGTATTACACCATTCAAACACACATGAACCATCATGTACCATTGATAAATTATCAGGCATATTTTGTTGATTTGCTATGTCTAAATTATTACCTGAAAGAGGTGCAGGTTGTGTTATCATACATCCAGGACATTCTTCAGATAAATAACCTGTTCCTACAACAGGTATGTCTCCAGGTCCACTTTGAAAATTAAGCAAACCATCTGCTATCCAATTACTAAAATTAATATTTATTATCCAAGCATTTTGTAAAAGAGCTTCTTTATAATTTTCAAAAGTATTTGGAGTACCAGGTGCTGCCATACAATAAAGACTATCATCACCTGCATATGATTGACCTGGATAAGGGACAAATCCAGGATTTGTAAAACTGTCAACACCATCACAACAAATCCAATCAGCAGTTACTTCATATTGTTCACATTCACATTGAGGTCCAAGATCTCCACCATCTTGACAAACTACATAAAATAATTCAAAGGCAGGTTGTTGATTTTTACATTGGACTGCTATTCCATTTCCAAAAGGATATGGTTGATCTTTATCAGGTTTTGGTATTTTTGATACTAAGTCAAAAGGACTTGTTGGTGGTTTTAATATATTACTAAAATATTCTTGATCAAATATTTTTTGTTCTTTTAGTAACTTATGTGCTTTTTGTCTAATTCTACGTAAAATTGTTTTTTTCATATTTTAAAAATCTGAGGCCATCCCACCTAAAATAAATTTACCTGTAATTTTAAATGGTACATTTGCTATATTTTCATCTCTTATTACTACTCCTTCATGGTTATCAACTGAACCCATAGGTGAATTTAATACTTTAAGTACTTCATCACCTAATTTTTCAGTTGCAAGATAAGTTGTAAAACCTTCAATAGCTTTTTGTTTATCTTCTTCAGATTCAAACAACTCATCTATGTTATCTCCTTTAAGGAGTGTAGTATATACTAATTTAGAGACAGCCCCAACTTTCTTTTTAGAGTTGTCTACATTCATAAATATAAAATCTTCTTCAGGAATGTTATTTAATTCATTTAACCATTGATCTAATGTTTGTGTTTTTTCTCCTTCATTAGACACTATTGTATAATTTTGAGAAAGTGCTGATGAAAAATTAGGTTTTTTACTCATTTCTGTAGGTACAGAACCATACACTTCAAATCCTTGTTCTTTAGCTGTTGGTGCTAAATTATCTAAAAGTGATTGTAAAGCGGACTTATCATAAGACACTTCAGAAGATACTCTTTTAATTAAAGGTCCTCTTTTACCCTCTACTTCTTTACTTTCTATTTTATTTAAACCATGTATTGCTATAAAATTAGAACCATAATCTTGTACATTAGTTTTTCCACTAACATATTCCATGTTAAATAATATATTAGGATCATCATAAACTCCTAATTTTTCTAAATCATTTTTTATAGAAGGTAATGCATTATTAAACATATCCAATACTTCTCCTCCTATTTTAACCATTCCATGTCCATCTCCAAACCTATCTAATAAATCATCTTTAGTAATACCTTTTATATCAAGTTCTTTTTTAGAACCTCTATCCATCACAAATTGTTTTTCACCATCTAAATCTATTAAACGAATAGAACTATTTACTCCATCTATTTTTACTGAACCTGGATTATTTTGAAGAGATTCTGCTGATTTATTAAATATATCCTTTAAATCACTACCTGAATTAACATCTGGTAAATTAAAAGGATGTGCCATATGTCCTGCTGCTCCTCCCTCTTTTAACAATATTTCATTTAAGGTATCTTTCCACCATCCTTTAGTAAACACATTTTCTTTTTTCATTCGTTGTGTTTTTTTCTTAGAAGCTTCTTTACGTTTTTTAATATATTCAAAAGCTGATTTTAAACTTTTTTTCTTTTGTGGATCTTTTGTTCTACTTAAAGCAGCTCTTACCCTTTGATGAATTAAATTTATAATTTGAGATTGACGTTTATGTGGTTTGCTTTTAAAAGATTTTTTATTTAAAGTGTCTACTATATCTTGTCTTGTTGAAAATTTTACTTTAACTGTATCTTTAGGATTTTCGTCTGTATATAATCTTCTTCCTGATCCTTTAGGTTTTTTACCTGTTCCTTTTTTAGGGTCAGCTTCACTTATAGGTCCTACACCACAATTAGTACTTTCTACATCTGTTACGGCAACCGGAGCATCAAAACCCATTTGTACTTTATGTACTTTTACTTTATGATTATTTATAGGATAAATGAAAGTATCTCCTACTTTAGGAGTACCTCCATCAATAGTACAATTAAGCCAATAAGGAAAAAAGTCTCTAGGACAATTTCCAAATTTATCTAAAACTTTACAATTACAAGCTTTTACATATCTTTGTATAAGTTTATCTTTAAAAGGTCTATATTCTTTTTGTTCAGATAAAGGTTTAGGTAAATTATAAGTATTAAGTCCTATTTGATCTCCTACATTTATATTATTTTCTTCACAATAACCTCCAGGCAATTCTAAAACATTATCTGCTCTTCCTGAATATTTAGGACATTGTTTTTCTTGACAAGGAGGGCAATCATGAAATATTTTAGTAACTTCATTATCTGCTATAAAAATTATATCTAAAGGAATTTTACAATTTTGGGTATGAAAAGTTCTTTTATCTATCCCATCATAAGGAAAAACCATACCCCCTTCTAATTTATCTCTTCCCATCATTCCTTGTACTTGTAATTCAGGAGTATCCATTACCTCTAAAGGTATAAATTGACCTTTTATTGAGGCAGTAGCATTTTCATTCATTTTTCTTCTTTTTCTTCTTTTTCTTCTTCTTTTTCTTTTATATTTTCTTGTAAGTGATCCTCTCCAACTTTTAGGTACTTCATAATATCTATTTTTTTTATCAAGTCTTTTAAGATCTTTTTTTATTTTTTTTAGTTTTCTTTTATGTCTAGCTTTTTCTCGCTTAGTCATCATCCCATACATTTCTTCATTAAGTTCATGAGGATGAAAAACATCTAATTTTATATCAGAATGGATATCTTTTAATTTACTTACTGCTTTTCTATTTGGTTCAGAATCATCAATAAACATTATATCATTATACCCTTTAAGAATATGGTCTTCTATCCAAGTAGCTTTATCTAAGGGGTCTGAAGATCCTACAGCTACAACGTAAACATCTAATCCTAATTCTTCTCTTAAATATCTTTTAACAGGATAAGCTAATAAACGAGCTGTTAAAATTGTTACTTTATCTACACTAGCATCATTGACATCTTTTTTTAACATGTCTACTATGTGTTGAATAGGGGTAGCTTCTTTAATTACACTATCAAATTCAGTAAAATCAAATTTATCTCCTGGTTGTTCTTGATAAACAGCAAATTCAGCAGGATCTAAAGTATCAATAGTACCATCTTCATGTTTTACTTTTATGTTAGCCCCTCTAGTAATAGCTAAAGTATCATCAAAATCATATACTCTTAAAGTTTTTCCTCCTTGTTGCTCATACATTCTTCCATACACTCCTGCTCTATGGTATTTGTAAGAAGGTGATATTGGTTTTTTAGGATTAGGATCATTTGTTTTTGCAAAATCTCTATAATGATCATTTGGGTCATATAAATCTTCATTTATAGAAGTTACTATATCCCATGCTTCTTCTTCTTGATCAGATGTTAAATGGTCAGGTAAATATTTTTGAAAGCTTTTTTTATCATTATTTTTTATAAAACTCCTCATTTCAGTACCTGAAACTCCTCCTGCTTGTGGAGGTACTAATACAGTTTCAAATTTTATATTTTTAGGATCCGCAAATTTTCCTATATTTTTAAATCTTTGATCATCTATATCTTTTTCTCCCATTCCTAAATAAACAGTAGATCCTTCAGGAGCTTCTTGTTCTATAAAATCGTAAACATCTCTTACGGGAGAAGGAGATTCTGAAGGTAAAATTGAAATACTAGTATCATCAGGATCTGAAGTTCTATACAAATTCCATAATTTAAGGGATATTTCTCTTGTAATTCCGTCTCTTACTCCTGATCCTATTTTAACTACTATTGTATCTGCGTCAGTATTATTAGCTAACCATTTAGCCATATTGTAATGACCAGCATGGGGAGGTTTAAACCCTCCAGGTAAAATTGCAATTTTTTCCATTTAATGGTTAGTTTTTGTTATAAATATAAAAAACTACAATAAGGCCATTCTTTTTTTCATTAAACTTGAAGTAGTAAGTTCTGTAGCTTTATGTAGTAATTTTGTAAATTTATTAAATCCTAATTCGTTAGGATCTTTACCTTGCATTTCTATAAAATAAATACGTTTTCCATAACCTATAAATGTTTCAGCATGTTTAAGGGCATCCTTTAAAGCATCATCATCTAAAGCAAGATATATTTTTTTAACATTACTTTTAATAATTTTTTTCATTAATGATGATGATATTTTTTTACCAAATAAAGGTATAGCATTACGTTTAATTGTCATTGCATCGAATACTCCTTCACATAAAATTAACGGTAAATCCCAGTTTATATACATTTCAAAACCAACTATATCCTTTGTTGTAGGAGCTAATTTATGTTTAATATATGCGTTTTTATCAAATGATCTACCTACATAATAATTAAGTATACCATTTGCATCATATGAAGGGATTACTACCATATTTTTTAAATCACCCTGTTCACTATAATGTATATCATATTTAACTATATCTTGTTGTGATATACCTCTTTGATCTAAATAATGTAAAGCATGTCTTGATAATACAGCAGATGAAGAAATTAAAGGTTGAACACCTTCAGGTAAATTAAAGGTTAATTCTTGTTTTTTAACTATTTGTTGTTTAAAATTATATTGACTGTCTATTTCTTTTAAAGTTGAATAAGTAGATCCCGGAGCTTTAGCTTTTTTAAGTAATTGATAAGCTCTATGACCTTTATAACCACAAACCCAACATTGAAATTTTTGTGATTGTAAATTAAATGTAAGTTTCTTTTTATGATGATTACAACTAGGACAAGTAAATACAGCTTCATCACCTCCTCTAGCTGATTTACTTCTACCTAATACAGATTCTAATAGTTGTTTTAAAAGATCTTCCTTCATACTATTATTGTATGAAAAATAAGTAACTAAACAAAATCTTTATCGAAAAATTTACCGAGAATATTGTCATTAAGGTAAGACCTACTTTCAAGCACACCAAGTGTGAACTGATATTTACATTCAAGATAAGTTAATTCTTTTTTATGGTAAGCAATTTCTAAAATTTCTCTTTTTAAGTCTTCTTCGTTTGCTTCTTTAATAAAACCATGTGAACCATAGTAATTTTTCCAATCACTTTCTTTAAGTACCCTCTTATATACAGGTGGGCGACCTTTACCTTCCCAAAGTGCTTTTTCTTTTTTACCTAATTTTTTCTTTAAATTATACATTAAAGACTTTTTACCAATGTATTTTTTATTTGTAGGTAAGTGAGTTGTTTGATAAACAAAGCCGAAGGCATTGTTTGGTAGATCAGAAATTTCATTGATTTCTGATCCTTTATATAACCATTTCATTTTTTTTATTTTTTAACCAGGTCCTGCTCCAATAGGGCTTACAGTATTTCCAAATTTATCTGTAAATGTTTTTTTATCTGGAATACACCCTTCAACAATGTGAACAATTTGAGTTGATGGCCCTACAGGACCTAATGTTTGAAAATTTTCATTTTTAAAATTATAACCATCAGGACAAACTATTGCTACTTTACCTCCTGAAGCAGGAAAAGCATTAGGAACTACAGCAGCTCCTTGTAGTTGTTCTTGGAGTATTTCTTTAATTAGATTTTTTAATGTACTTTTTTTCATAATTTTAGCTAAAATCTGCTTTTACTCCATAAAATTTAATAATATATTTACCAGCGGTATAAACACCGTCTGTTCCTGCATCTCCTGCTACTAAATAGATATGATCACCATTTGCTGCTATTTGGGTTTGAGTACCATTAGCACCGTCTGTTCCTAAACGTTTACCTACAGCCCAATCACCTCCTGCTGCTAATAATGCTGTACAACTATTGCAATCCCCATCATATGTTAATCCTCCTGCTGCATTACTTCTTAAATCAATATCTTCTGTTCCACCTGTAGGTGCTTCAAGACATGCCATTTCTACTTTGTATAAAATACCATGTTTAGCAGTATCCCACTTCATTAAACTTGCACTATTTGTTCCTGCTATACCAATTACATCTCCTTCATCATTTTTAGATTTCATACCTTCAATGTCTACTAATATTGTAGTAATAGTTTCTCCATTAAAATGAGCTAATTTACAATGAAAATTTGAACCTGTAGCAGCTCCTGCTCCTCTAGTTGTAAAAGATGATGCTGATACTTGTAATAATGATGATGAAATTTCTAAATCTCCTGTAACCGTTGTAGCGTCAGTTAAATTTACATTACTTTCTATTAAGTCGGCAAATTGTGCTTGTGTTGGTTTGTCTCCTGTTTCAAAGTATTGTTTTAATTGTGTTCTTGTTTTATTTGATGCCATTTTTTATTTATTTATTTTATTATACATATTAGGTATCCCAACGGACCACAAAAGTTGTATCAGTTTGATCTGATATAGGTATTGGTTGTCCTAGTTTACCAATAACTAATAATTCATATGCTTGGTTATATAACCCAATCGTTGATACATATGGTCTAAAATTAGAACTCGTAGTAAAGTTAGCTAAATTATAAGGATTTTCAAATTTATCTCTTGCTGAAAAATTAGTAGTGCTATTAAATTCATGTTCTTGAACATTACAATGATATTCATGTTCATAAATTAAATGTGAACCTTGGAATTGTAGTGTTTTTATTCCATTTTCAATTCCTGCATCTACTATAAAGTCTTCTCCAATAGTCATACCATCAGTTCCTATACCTATAGGTGTCCTTAAAATATCATGATACTTAGGATGAGTAATAGTTGCAAAACCACTTTGATAAAAAATGTTTCCTATATATGGAGAAGCATTAATACTTTCTGATATATTTGCTATTTGAGTTGAGTTATATGCTCTAGACCATATATTAATATTATTTAATTGTCCATTAAAATGTTTAATAGTACCTTTATCAGAAAGATAATAATTATCTACTTCAAAATTACCTCCTATTTCTAAATCTCCAACTCCAATAGATATTTTATCTGAGGTAGTATTATGTCCTTTTGAACCTATATATAGGTTAGCTTTATTTTTTGTTTTTTCTTTAAAACTATATAGTTGGGAATCTATTTTATTACCATCAAACCAAAGTTCCATTATAGACGCTGAAGTTTGGCATAATATATGAGAAGTTCTTTTAGCTCCTTCAGCACTAGAAGTTATTTCTCCACTAATAGTAATTGTTTGTTCTCCATCAGATCTTGAAAAATATAATGATTGACTCCTCATATATATTTCAAAAGGATATTGAGGACCAGCATTTGTATCTAAAGGAGAAGAACCACTTACATGTACTGTTTTAGTTCCACTTTTAGCAATAATATATCTTTTTTCATTAATATCCATACCCCCATCAGATCCTGTTGCTTGTGGTGTTATCCAAAATGAAATTGAAAAATCATCATTACTATTAAAATTAAATTTATCATCATGGTTAATTTTAATAGATGATGTTATAGCACTATTAAAATTTATAGAGGGAAATTTATGACTAGAAGATCCTAAAGAAGAAGATTTGAAAGTTATATTAGTATAATTTAATTCATTAAGAACATAACTATCGTCTTCATCTTTTGGAAAATATCCTAAAGGAAACCTAGGTACTGTAGTGTAAGAAGAAGATGCTTTTGGGTTTACTGAACCTCTTCTATAATGACTTCTAGCAACTGTTGGATGATTTCCTATAAAAGGACCTTCCATAACTATAGCATATCCATCATAAATACTTAAATCATATTTTTTAAATCCTTTAATAGGATCTAATCTAAATACATTGCTTTTAATATTAGGATAGTTATCTATAATAGTACCACTAATAATTAAATTACCAAAAGAATCATCTGTAACTTCGTATTTACTAGAACTTACATAAAATGAAGATTTTCTTACTTCAAATCCATACAAACCTGTGGGTATGGATAATATATTGATTTTTTCATATAATTCTCTACGTTGTTTAAGATAATTTAAAAAATCTTTTTTTTTACCTACATTTTTTATATAATTGTTATAAAATAAATGATCTATTTGATTATATTTTACAACATTTTTTGTATCACTTCCATATGCAGCACTAGCTGAACTGTAAAGAGATATTGATTCTGAAGTATATTGTCCACTAAAAGTAGATACTTTATTAGTTACGGCAGAAGCAGAAGTAAAATCATATTGTTTGTGAGCATTAAAAGGTACCGTTGCTATATCGTTTGCTGAAAATTGTTTATAGACATATGCCATTCAAATAACATTTTAATAGTCTAATTTTACTCTAATAAGTGCTTCTTTTGTAAAATCTTTAGCGACTGGTTGACTTAATTTTGCTATTGCTACTAACTCAAAAGCATCGTTGTATAATCCTACTGTTGTAATGAATACTTTTGGATTAAGTCTCATTGTTGTAAATCTAATATTTTTATTATTATCTACAAAAGATTCATTATTAGTATAATTAAATTGACTGTTTGCTGCTCTAACAAAATAAAATTGTGAATTTATTTCTTCAGTAGTATCAACTATAAAAGATCCTGTGTTATCTAAAGAAATTTGATTTCCTACTGTAGATATATGTCTAAGGAATCTTTCATGAGGTTTTTGTTGGTCTAATGCTTGATTTGAACCTGAATAATATGCTGGATTTATAGATCCTGTAAAAGCATCTGCATTTAAAATTATTAACCCAGATTCAGGATAAAAATTACCATATGTAGAAGCACTAGCATTAATAGTTAGTTGGTTTGTTTTAGAACCACTAAGTACACCATTTGAACCTGATACTATATTATATACAGGTCCTAAATTAGAATCTGCTGTTTGACCATTTGTAACACTATCATCTGTAAGTTTAATAGTAGACATACCTGCATGGCCTGTTGCTGCTCCTGATATAGTTAAATTTAAAGACCCTAAAGTTAATCTTTGTTTATATCTAGATCTATTTATATTGATTACATAAACACTGTCAGGTGTATGAGTACCAAATTCAAAAAATTTAGTATCATCATTAAAATGTAATTGTCTATATTGATTATAAACAGTTCTTGTTGCTGTTATACCAAAAGAACCTGTATCATTAGTAAAATCAGGAGATCCTGATCCAAATCTATGACCATAAGATACAGCATATTGTACTTCAGCTGAAGTAGATCCTGTAAAATCATTATATACATCAATATAGAAATGACCTGAACTTGTAGCTGTTGTAAAATCTGCTTGTATAGAAGCTGTATGAGCTACTTTTAAATTATTTGTATTGTTTGTCCAAGTTGAAGTTACTAATTCTTGAGCTTCTCTGGTAACAATATCAGTGTTTTGAAATCTTGTATACATTATTATTTATTTTATGATGTAGTTTTATTAATAGTAAGTGGAATAGATATTATAGCTCCTGAAGTAACTCCTTCTATAATTATACTAGTAGTTCTAGTTAAAATTGTTGAGCTAAATAATTCATTACCTGTTGTAGCTACTATATTAAGAACAGTTCCTCTAATAGATTCTGAAGTTGCTATAGTAGAAAATTCATTAATATCTGCAGTTGAAGCAGAAGCTGTTCCTCCTGTAGCTGAAAAAGAATTTCTTAATCTACTATCTAAAATAGTAAATATATATTCTTCAGCACCTGCTGTGTTACCTCCTGTTAGATTAAAAGTACTAGGTGATATAGTAGCATCACCTCCTTGGTTAAGACTAATACCTGTAGCTGGGTATGATGTTTGTATGTAAGGAATTGCTTGTGCACCTCTAGCTAAAGTTATAAGTTTAGAATTCATTGAATTAGCTCCATTTGGTATTGCTTCAATTAAGGGCATATTTTCAATTGCTTCTGAAGCATATTGAGTACCATTTGGGTGACTTTCATTAAATAATGAATAATCAATTTCATCATCTCCTAAGGCAAATTGTGTAATTTTAAAACTACCATCGTTTCTTGCTAGTAATTCACGACCTCTTTTAGTTAAAATCGCATCTACTGTAATTGAACTGTTATCTAAGTATCCCATATTATTTGTGTTTTGTTATAAATATAAATTTTTTAAAAAAGATTATTATTTATCCTAAATTTTGTTGTGTGTTAGTTGTGTTTTCTATTATTCCTGCTTTTTCTAAATAAAATTCAATATTATTTTTTATTTTAGGTAAGCAATCTTGTGGTACTATAACTAAGCCTTTTTCTCCTATTCCATCAAAAAGTTCAGAAGGTTTATCTAAATTTAATATTAATGTATGATCTTTATCTAAAAATGATAATTCATAGTTAAAAGATCCAGTATAGAAATTATCAGATTTCATTAATTTATCAGACCCTTCACCATATCCAGGGTGAAGAAGAGTACCTGCAGGTGGATCAAATAAACCCCCACCTCCTGCTCCCGGGGCGAATGGAGATGGAGAATCTAATGGTATTTCAGCTAATGTATTAGGAGTACCATTTGGGTTTCCTGAATTAAATAAAGATGCACTATTAGCTCCTATATATCCTATAACTCCTAAAGCCCCACCTTGAACGTAGCAATTAAAATCTTCTACTTTATCTACAGTAACTCCTGCTTGTATACTTCCTATAAGAGTTTGAGTTCCTAATGTTGCTGCTGTTGCAGTTGTAACACCATCTCCATCTACAGTACCTTGTAAAGATCCTGTAGGTGCACAACCTGCATCTGCACTTAATAATTGTAAATGAGCATTTTGAAGAGTATCTATAAAAGTATCAATTTTAGGTAAAAATCTGTTATCAAGACGACCTTTAAATACTAATTCATGATTTGTAGGTAACCCGTTATTACAACTATCTCCTTGTTCTATGCCTAATTGAGCTTTATTTCCATCAACTTCAAAAGTACCTATACTTCTTTCATCATGTTGGTTTGGGGCAAAGTCTTTAGTACCTTTAAAAAAGGTAACATGTACTTCTGTTTTTTCTTGTTCTGTTAAAAATGGATCTGTATTACGTTCAGATAAATAACTTAAAGTATCTACTCCCATAAATCTACTTGCAGAACCTAAACCTGAAGCACCTAACATTCGAGCTTGTGTTTCAATATGTACTCCTTCTGTTTGGTGTTTTATAAAACCATAACTACCAGTATAATATTCTTGGGTAAATTTATTTTCATGAATTGAAGCAGAAACAAATAGGGGTCCTATTCTTCTATGATCAAAAAGGTGTCCATGATGTCCGCTAGAAGTACCTGCATTAAACATTTCAACTACACCATATCTAAATCTAAGTTGATCTTCTTGAGCTGTTACTGTACCTGTTGCTGTAGATCCAGTAACAATAAAATTATCTCTAAAATTTCCTTTTGTATATAGATACATTGAGTTATTATCTAATAAAGATTTTGAATGTGCGGGATCTAAAGAACCTGATTTTTCTCCTGCTTGATCAAATGAAAAGGTTTTAAGTAAATATCCTTTATTCATTTTTACTCTATAATCTCCTTTTAAATTAGTACCTATAGATTCATCTATAATTTTTACTTTACACCTAGTTCCTGTATGAAAATCATTAGTTACAAACCTGTGAAATTCTTCATAAGGTTCTACAGCCCTATCTATAATAGTAACAGAATCATCTGATGGATTTATAAGTAACATTTTATTAATCCCTACATATGAATGACCTTTTATAGTAGCAAATTGTGGGTCTTCAGTTCCACCTATAACAGTATTAGCTATATATAAAGCTGTTGTTTCATTATTAATTACAGGAGTATCTCCTAATTGACCTGTTTTATCTCCTAACCACCCATCTTTTTGATATCCTCCTATTATAAAATCTACAGTTATTTCAGCAGTTCCTATTCCTACAGTTTCTACTGGAGTAAATTTATTAATTTCTTTACCTGTAATTTTTGACCCATCATATCTAGGGTTTTTCCAAGGAGCTTGATCTACTAAAGCATCATCAAATTCAGCTCCCATAAGTCTTTCACTAAAACTATGTGTTACAAGTGAAGAAGCACTTGTTGAAGGAGTACCTGGAAGGTATTGAGTCATTGAGCTATCTGGAAAAAAATCGTTTGAATAGGGCATATCTTATAACTTAAAGGGTATAACTTCCATATAAACTTGAACTTTGCAAGAAATATTCTGTGTATTTATAATACTTATTAGATTTTCTTCCTTTCATTACATTTCCTAATAAAACATCTTGTTCTGGGAGTTGTGGTTTTGGGTGAATTTGATTATGAGTTACAACTCTTGGAGCATGGGCTTTATAACTAAATGATTTTGTACCTGTATAGGGTTTAATAGGAGCTTGGTTTGATTGTTGGTTTTCAGCGTTTTTATCTCTTAAAAATGGATCTAAATATTCATCATAAATTCCTATAGTAGTATTAGTTCCATAATCTTTTCTATATCCTTTACTAGAAGTTAAATGGGATGTAAAATTATTATGACCTATTACATATGATCCAGGATCATGTTGTCCTTTAACATTATTACTTGTTAGTAATTTTGTTTTACCTAAATATTTTATACCTTCTTGTCCAAAATCTTTAGCACTTGAAGAAGCCATATTATATATTTTATTACCTTCAAAAGGAGTAGACAGTTGAACCTCAATAGTTTGATGAGATCCTGTTATCATTGTTTGACCATCAGATCTAACAGGTAAACTTCTTTGAATTTTTGGTCTTTCTAAATAATGTGGTTCTATTAATAGTCCTGTTTTGGTATTAGCTTTATAAGGAACAAATTGTTCTATTACTTTAAAAAGTGTATGGTCTAATTGTTGAACAACTTTTATATAGTCAAAATAATTATATTTTTCTTTTACTTTTTTATAATAATAATCTTTAATTTCTTTTAAATCTTCATATTTTGAAGAAGTTTGAGCTGAAGGTAAAGGGGATCCTATATAATCATCTAATCTAAAAGCTCCTAAAGTATAAATTATATCCTCATTTATTTCATTTGTAGGAGAAAAGAAAATACCTAAATCAGGGTAATCAAGAGGTTGTCTATCTAATGTAGACGTTTCATTTTTAACTGTTAGAGATAATATGTTTTCATCTATTGTTCCTTCATCTAATCTTACTTTTTCACTTGTCCATGATCTACCAATAGTATCAGGAGTAGGTAAATAATGATTTTCTATTGTTTCTATCCACGATTGATTTGAAAAATTACTTTCAATATCAGAACCATCTCCTGGATCTAAATAAGGTGTATCTATGTCGGGATGAAAACTAGAACTATTTCTTTGATCATTACTACCTAAAGGTAATCTTAATATTACTTCATTAAAAGAAGAAGTAATATGATTACCACTATACATAAAAGGTTCTAACGCATGTTTTTTTAATGTACTATGAGATAACATTTCAAAAGAACCACTTTTATGAAAATAATATTTTATTTCTTGAAGTGAACCTGAATACCCAAGTGTATCTACACTATTAAGGGCAGGATCTGAATTAAGGGGCATACCTCCAAAAAAAACATTAGTTGCTCCGCTAGTGTTAGTTCCGTTATAATAGGGATCTCCAAAAGTTAAACTTCTCTGAACTTCAGGTATAGAAAAACTAGCAGTATAATGTAAAATATTTTTTAAAAAGTTAGCTTGATAAGCACCAAATTTTATATCGTCAGCACTACCTGAAGTACCAGGGGTTCCTATAAAAATATTCCAAAAATCACCATTAAATACTTTAAAGTTGTCTGTAGATGCTACTACTGTGTTATTAATGATAAGTTCTAATTTACCAAATTGAGACATGTCTCCTTCTTCATATATATCATTTTCTCCATAAGGATTTAAAACTAAATGAGGAGCTACAGAATTAATAGCACTACCTGATAAACTAAATAAATGTTGTTTTTCATCTTGTATTTCTCCTTTTCTAAGTGGTTTAATTCTAAATTCAATGGTTTTTGCAGATGAAGATAATGGTAAAGTGTACTGAGAACCCCATCTTGTTTTTATAAAAAACTCATCATCAGAAGAAACTCCATGTAATGTTAATGAAGATTTTTTATATGTAAAAGTTTTATAAAAATCTGCTGTTTTTAAATCTTTTAAAGGTCCTACTACTTGAGTAGACCCTCCATATTCTTTTATACTTAATATACTTGTAGGAAAACCATAACAACTCATTAATGCTTTTAAACCTCTTTTTGTTCCTTTATTTTTTAATAAATAAGGAGCATTGTGGTATAAACGCTTCATAATTTCTTTAGGAATATCTGATTTAGGTATAGACCCTTCATTTGAAGCAGTAACTAAAGTTTGATTAATAGGAGTATTATAATAATTTAAAGAATTTCCTCCTATAACATATTCTCCTATTACTAATTCTCCAACTGTATTTGCAGGACTAGTACTTTGACCTAAAATATATTCTATTAGATCAGCATTTTCAAATTGATCAAAAGATTCTATTCCTAAACTTCCTAACTGGAGATAAACTAAATCTTTTGAAATACCATTAATATTGTCTGTATTATGGATTTCTGTCATTGACTTTATATAAGTCCATATATGGTCAAAATGTTGACCTACCATATTTATAAAACTAATATAAAAATCATTATCTTCATTTTCTATAATATGTTCTGGTATTAATCTATTTAAATTATGATGGTTTATTTTATCATATAAAGAAGCAGATAATAATTGACCTCCATATAAAGAACCTTCTTTAATACTATCCTCACTACCTAACCAAACTTTAGCTTCAGAAGAAGTTACTGCATATAATTCATAAGGTTCATGTGTGTTAGTTTTAGGCCAAGCAAAAGTTCCTGAAGTAAAATATAAAAATTGTTCATAACCATCAAACCCTTTTATTAGTTTTTCTTTTTTTCTGTATATATGACTTTTGTCTGTTACAACAACAGCAGCTCCAGATGTAGACCCTTCAATATTATTTATAGTGTTTATTTCAGAATCATATTTTTCAATTAATTTTATTTTATGTTGAAAATTTTTTAAACGTTCTGTAGCACTACTAAAATGAGTAAAATTTTCAAAATGATATACAGGTTCATCACTACTTCCTGTTGTAGGTCTTATATAATCATATTGTATATTTAAATCTATACCATCATCTTCTAATTTACTTAATAAATGTTCATAAGAAGAAGTTACTTTGTAATTTAATATATCATCATATGATTTTAAACTTGAAGGCATTGATGCATATCTTTTAACATCAATATTAAAATTAGGAGGTCTTATACCAACAGTAGGATCTGTAAATGTTATTTCTCCTAAGTCTACATTTATAAAAAATGAATCTACTATTTCTTCTACAACTTTAAAATTTCTGCCCGTATGAAAATCACGGGAAAGAGGTTCAAGTGTTTTTATTAGCAATTCATGTTTAATAGGATTTTTATTTAATAATACATTAACAGCAGGTATTATTGTATCATCGCCAAAATCAAGGGAGAATTCTTTAAAATATGCTGAAGATTCTATTTCGGAAATAAAACTACTAACAGCAGAATCAAAAAGTTCATTACTGATTGAAGGAGTAACAGATCTTATTTCTAATCTATTGTCAGATATTTCTTTTACTAAAAATGGATATTGATCAGAAAGAGTATCAAATATTTTATTTTTAAAAATATTTACTTTTAATCTAAATTTTCCAGAAGTATATCCAGCATTATTTAAAATAACTTTTCCATCAATATCTATAGTATTAGATGGAGCTTCTCCTATTATAGAATAATCTTTACAATCATTAACTGTAAGTTCTAGATTACCTTCTGTATCATAAATGTGTACATCTATATAATCTTCTTTTCTACCAAAAGTTTTATTTAGTTCTTGAGAATTTGAACCTATTCTTAGAGTATCTACAGATACAGGGGGGTTAATAGTAGGGTCAACTGAAGAAGTTGATTCTGAATCTAATATAAAATATTCTTCTGCCATTTTTAATCTCTTATAATTATCGCATCATCATCATCTACTAATGCTCGACCATACCTATTAATTTCTAAAACAGGTATGTAAATATCTTCTGTTTTTTCTATAGGGGGACCAGTAGATATTCCCCCTAATGTAATATTATCTACAAAAATAATAAAATTAGAATCTTCTATAGGACCTCTAATTTTTCTTATTTTATTTTTTAAATTACTATAAATACTATAATTTAAAACGGGTCTTTTTTTCTTTGAATGCATATAAAAAACTTTACCTTCTGATATTGCTGATTGAGGATTACCTTCATAAACTAAATCCATAATAAAATTTCCATTTTTAAAGTAAGGATGTTCTTTTTCTACTGAGTCTATTTGATCTTTAATATCATTTATTTGTTTTGTTAGTTCATCTATTTCTATTTGTCTAGGATTAGTATAGCCTTCAGGATAAACATATTCTGTACTTCTTGTTATAAATTCTCTATGTAAAAGATTAGGAATATTATAAAAATATTGGTTATATAAATCAAAAAAAATTTTTGGAGTTATTTTTTTAGGTAATAATTGAAAAATTTTTGTATCTAATCTTTCTTTAGCCTCTTTTGCTCCATAATATCTTTTTGTTAATTTTACATTTGGCATATTATTAATTATTATATGAGTTTATTTCAAAATTACTACCTCCATTGTTAGGATTAAATGGATTATCATTTCCTACTCCTGAATTATTATAACCAACAGTTCCATACCCTTTTAATCCTATAAATTTTATTTTAGATCGATCTGCATTTTCCCATTTAATTCTATCAGGCCCTGAATCACTAAATCCCATATCTAAATTTATACCTGCATTTTTTAAGTCTCTTCTTCTTCTTGTATAAACTCCTCTACCTCCTGTTAAATCATATAAAACAAACCATTCTTGTGAACCTACATCAATACTAGCAATATCCCATGTTTTTGATCTTATTGCTAATATTACATTATACCTTTGATCATACCTAATTATAGGTTGTCCATAAATAGGAAAAGTTCCTCCATTTACACGAATTTCATCTCCAGTAAAGAAATTTACAAATCCCCCAAGATATGATAAATCTAAATATATGTTACCTACTACAGCTTGTTTTGAATAGTATTTAAAAGATAAATCATCAAATTTAGATTGAAGATCAGAATCTTGATTTAATCCCCCAAATAAACTAGACCCAGGTGCAAAAATTCTATTAGTACCAAAGGGTGTATTTTGATTAAGTTGATCTACATTTACAACTTGATAATAACTTCCCATTGAGGGAGAAGATGGTAACCCATTAAGTATGTGTGAGTCAGTCTCTTCATTAGGTTTAAGTTCTCTGTATTTAATTCTACCTTCAGCATAAACTATACCTGTAAATTTTCCCATAGGTCCCCATTCTCTTATATAATCAGATATAGGCATTACACCTACATCCATAGCTCCCGCAACATAAGCAGTATCATATGTTAATTCTCCAGGAGAATTTAACGTATAAAGTTCACTAATATTAGTAGGCATTCCTGAATTATTTAAACTAAAAGTTTCTCTAACAAATCTTTGTATTATTTGGTCTCCTTTATTAAATTGTACTTCTACAATTTCAGGTAATACTTCATCAACTGTACCATTATCTACTAAAAATTTTATACGACATCCTTCGTTATTTACAAAAAATTGACCTTGAGATGCTCCATTATCATTTAATATAATATTATACACATCTTGCACTTCATTACCTTCACAATAAAAAGATGCTTCATAATAAGCAGAAGTAAGTTCTAAATCTACATCTTCTGCTATTAAACTATTTCCTTCTAAATTTAAGTCAGGATAAACATGTATGGGTGTACCATCAGGTATTAAATTTAATTCTTCTATAGTAAGATAATATATTCCTGTAGTTTCTCCTATTTCAAGACCATAAGCTTTTCTAATAGTATTATATACGTTAACATCTGCAATAGGTCTTTTTCTTCCTTCTTGCATTACCCATACAGTAAACATGTCTTGATAAGGTTCTTGATCTGGACTTTCTCCTGCCATTAAAAAAGACCCATCATCATATACACTATGCTCATTAATATTTGGTAATTGACTATCTGTTAGTTTGTTATTCCATTCATCAAGGTCATATAAAAGTGTATCTATTCTATTATCTAAAGTTTGATTAAGTCTATAAAATACATAATTATAGCTTTGTTCTATTATTTCATTATGTGATAATTTACCTGTTTTTTTTATTTTAAAGAAAGAATCATTATACATATTTTTAATTCTTTCTGGGTCTATAGGATCTCCTGATTTGGCTAGTTTTTCAAATTTTTTATTTATAACAGTATTTGAGTGTTTATTACTTGTTATTCTTTTACGTAGAGATTTATTAGCCATAAATTATTTTTATTATCTAACAACTTTAAAATAATATTTATCATCATAAATAGCTGTTCCATCATTGTTAGTGTGTTTAAATAAGATACGATAATATCTTTCTGGTTGTAATCCTTTCATATATACTTTAAAGTACATACCTTCTGAGTCAGCACTTAATTTTGTAAAATTAGTATCAAAAGGAATAATTTCTCTTTCTGTGTGAGCATCTCTTATACTATAAAAAGAAGCTGTTGTAAAGTAGCCTGCATTTAAAAAATTTGAACTTGAAGCAAATTGTCTTGTTGGATATTTATCTCTTACATGAATTCTAAAAGTAGCTACATCATTTTGATTATATTCTTCTTTATTTCTATACAATGAAACATTTAAATCTCCTGAATATTTAGCACTTCCTGTAAGAGAATCATTATAGATAGAATCATCCCATTTAAATGTTAATGTAGGTGGGTATATTGTGTGTGTATCTGTTGAAAAATATTGTAAATCACCAAAAGCACTTCCTGTATCTGCTTCAATTATTTCTGGTTTTTTTATTAAAAATCCATTATTAGGTGCCCCAACAGGAAAAGTACTATTATTAAATAAGCTAGCACTATGTTTTTTTACTATATCTGTAACATCAAAATCAGTATCTAAAGAATCACCTGCTAAAAATTGTTGAGTAGAAGTAAATCCACTAGCTGTATACCAATTAGCTCCTCCTTGAGTTAATAAAGAAGTGATTGATCCTGTTGTACCTGTTGCAAAATTTGATGCTGTTACCCCTAACCATTCTGTAGCTACAGTTGTATTATTTCTAAATATCCAACTACACCCATTTGAACTTGTTGGTAAATTAGAATATCTACCTGTACCTTCATCCCATGATTGAGATATAGCAAATACATTTAAATTTAAAGTTGCATTTAAATTTTTAGAATTTGCATTAAATAATTCAAGATTAACTTTTGAAGTACTATTATTAAAAGTAGAATGACCTATGGTTTCAGATATTAAATCTGTAATTTCTTCATTTTTAAATTTAATTAAAATTCTTGAAGGATAAAATTTTTGATCTGTTGATCCTCTTTCTTTAACTACTTCTAATATTTCATCATGACCTGCATTCATTTTTGATCTATCAGGATGACTATAGATTGTTGTATCTTTTTCAGGAAATAAAAAATAATATGCCATATTAATAAGTTATTACTCGACCTTTAATGTCTGTGTTAGGGAATTTTAATTCAAATATACTTGGATCCATTGATGGATATATTATACCATTTTTAGTTGCTGCTTCCATATCATATCTATAAATAGAATATCCTCCATAAACTCCTGATTTGTTTGAAAATATTACATTTTCTACTGTTTGTACACCACGTATAGATCCTATTAAATTTTTAACATCTGCTATTACAATAGGTTGATTAATTTGTCTTGAATCATTATTAAAATATTCTCTTAAATTAGTAATACATTCTAATAATACACTATTATTGTTATAATTTTTAAATGTTGTAATTTCAAATTCAATTGCAAAATTTATTATAAAAGCATTTTTAATATTAATTGCATCTGTTAATGTTCTATGTTGTTCTAAATATGTAAGTAAATTTGTCTTAGTAGCTTTATTTATTGTTGTAAATAAACCTTTTTGATTATATCCTAAAACATATAAATTTATAGCTAATGGGTTTGGAATTCTATTTGGTTGTGTAGTTAGAGGGGATATTTGATCATCTTGAGTAATGTAAGCTTTAGCTATACTTCCTAAACGAGAAGGCATTAAAAGAGTTCTAACAATATAATCTTCTTTTGTTACTGTTCTTCCTTGAGTAGAAAAGTTAGCCATAACATTTAATCTTATGTCTTCTATAGAATCTCCACTACCTCCTCCTCTTGCTGCTTCTACATTAGTAGAAGTAATAGATGATCTAATAAAATTAGCCATTCCAACTTGTAAATTAGGTTTAGAAACAATTGTAAGTTCACCTACATCAGTAATAGTATTACTATTTACATTTGCTTTTAAACCTCCTCCTACTAAATAATCTACTGTTATAGTTACATTTTGTGGTGCTTGACCATAAGTTTTTGTGTATAAAAAGTTTGATGGATCATAAGTTTTATCTAACTTTGATAAACCATCTTTTATTCCTAATCCTACATTATCTGGATTAGGTATAATTTCTTCATCAGATTGAGCACTTGTTCCTGCCCCAAATTGAATTTCTAAAGTATTGTCTGTTTTTATTCTACTTATAAATCTTTTAGGAACTTCTTTTAATTTAAGTAAATAAGGAGTTTCATGATTATATTGATGTAATTCAGGGTCGTTAGCTGCATTATTATTAACTTCTTGATATACAGTATCTTGTGCTAAATAAGGTACTTCTGTCCAAGTATTACCATTTGAATCTGTAACTCTTTCTACAGATATAATATTTGTATCAAATAAGCTAATAGTTTTAAATCGTTGAGCTGTTCCTATTGAAAATTCTTGACTTTTTACGTTAGCAGATATAGCTTGTGCTTGTTTTCTTAATATATAATATTCTGGTTTAGCATCACTGTCATACTGATATATACTTGCTGTAACAGGAGATAAAGAAGAAGAATATGTAAAATCACAATCATCTATTAAATAAAAAGAAGGACCTTCAGTAGAAATAAAAGTAGAACTTTGTTTTATATTTAAAGCATAATCATAATCAGGGACTCTTGCACCTTCTTCATCTACTTTAGCAGGAACTAATTGAGTTATATCTAAAGAAACAGCTGCAGCTGATGTAACTCTAGGTTTATAACCCATAGCATAAGCCATATTATATAAATTATTTTGATTTTGTGCTAATAAAAGAAAAGACTCTTGAAATTGAGTATCAGTATAAAAGGAAAGAACATCTCCTACATAAGCAGCCATTTCTAAAAACATCATTCCAGGATTTCCTTCACTAAAATCATTAAAATTGTCAGGAAAATAAGTTCGTGTAAATTCTAATAAATTTTGTTTAAATGTAGCAAAATCCTTATTTAGATAATTAATATCTCTAGGTTGAAATTGTGTTAATAATTTATTATAAGCCATTATTATGAAAAGTTTAATTTTATACTATCTAAAGATCCATCTAACAAAACTCTATATACTATAGTTATAAATATAGTATGTTCATCTTCACTTGCGCCTATATCTACACTAGTTACACGTATGTTTTCAACATATTTACTTATTTGAAAATTTATTTTTTCTTTTAGTAATTCTGTGTTTATTTCGTTTTCAAATAAAAGTTTTTTTAATCCTACACCATATTTAGGTAAGTTTATTCTTTCTCCAGGAACTGTTAGTAAGACATTTATAAGATTTGTTTTGACTTGTTCTTTTATAGTTTCAGTTCCTTGAAACATATTAATATCATCCAAAGGAAAAGCAACCCCTATCCTAACATTTTTATTAAGATCTAAAGGACTAATTCTTTTTATTCCTTGTAATATAGCCATTATGGTCTTTTATTATTTTTCTTTTTATCAATTGCTTCCATTAAAGCACTATAATCTCTTGTTACTGCATTTTGTACTTCTTCAGGGACTGATTCTACAGGTACTCCTCCTACAGTAGAAAAATCTCCTTCCATTGTAACAGGAGAAGTTCCTCTATCTAAATTTGTGTCTCCTTGAGCTGTTTCATTTAGTAAATCATTTAAAGTATTATTTGATGTAAACTGTTGTGCTTTAATGTGTTTTTTTGCAAAAATTTCTTGTTTTAAATTGTTAGCTTTTTGCAACACTGGTTTTTGTTCTACAATTTGAGGTTTATTTTCACTTTGTAAGTCTTCTTTAAGTGATCTAATTTCTCTACGTAGAGCATAGTCAATTTCTTCTCTAACTACTTTTCTAATTAGATTTTCAAAAGTTTTTGCTTTCATGTTATTATTTGTTTATGTTAATAAATATAATTTAATCTTGAGGATTTATAATTTTAAACCCACTATTGTAAAATTCTTGTAAATTTTCTTTAATATTATAAGTTCTTTCAAGAGCTTTTGTATCCCCTGATTCTTGTAATTGTTGATATACGCTATTATATTTTTGTTGAAGAAGTTGTAAATAATTTTCTAAATCTGTATTTTGAATATCAGGGTTTATTTCTTCTCCATCTATACCTACAGTAGTGTCTGTAGTAACTTGAGGGTTATTTAGATCATTGCATCTTTGAACATACTCAAGTTTTTGATGATCTAAAAGAGCTTTTAATAAAAGTACTTTTTCTTTTAAAAAATTTAATTTATTTCTTGCTTGTTCTAATTTAGAAAGAATTTTTTCAGCTTTATTTTTATATAAAAGTATTATTGCAGGTATAGTTGCAAAGAGAGCAGCCCATTCTTTTATTTTTCCATTTGCTTTATCTCTTTTATCTTGAATTTGATCAGTAACAGCTCCACTTGAAGTAGGACCTGAATTTGCTAATAAAGCAATAGGAGCTAAAGATATTATTATTTTTAAAATATCAATTATTGGAGATAAGTAATCTACTACACCCATAATAACTTTTATGGGACCTTTTTCTTCTGAAATAGGTTTTACTTTATTTATAATTCCATCAAATTTGTTTAATCCTCTATCTAAAATAAATTCTAAATTTTGAAATTTACTCATTTGTTCATTATATTTTTTCATATATTCTTCATACCCAGCTTCACTACAACTTTCATTATCTATTTCAATTGTCATTTTAGCTTGTACTTCTTGAGGAGTTGGAATTTTTTTCTTTAAATCTTTTAATCTTTTTTTTCCTTCATTTCGTACATCTTTTTCTGCTCTAGCTAATCTAGAATCAATTTGACTATTAATTATATTTCTTATTTGTTGTGTTGCCATTTAAACTAGTTTTGTGTTTTCACTTAAAATGTCATCTAAATCTGATATTATAGTTCTAAGTTCTCTATATCTTCCTTGTAATTGTCCTGAATTAAGAGGATTAGGTCCTGTAGGAGATCCTGGAAGAGTAACTGTATATGATATTTTAAATTCTATATCTGCCATTAACCCCATAATTTGATCTATAATTCTACGTAAAATATCTTTAAGTTCATTTCCTAAAACTGCAGGTTCTGTAGGGAGTGTATTATCATATTCTAATCCTAAATATATATTAGGTGAATTTAAAACAAATTTACTATCACTTTCAGGACTAGTGTCAAAGTGAAAACTTCCATTAGTACTAAATCCTATAACTTTATCTGAATATAAAAGTATAGAATCTTTTTTAGCATTAAATATTAATCTATCTGAATTTATTAATACTTGATTTCCTATGTATGTAGATAAAGGTAAAGGTTTAAACGTCATTTTTATAAAAATAAATTATTATCTGCTATCGCAATATTATGTGTATATTCTCCACTTCTATAAGGAGTTTTAGAAGAAATTTGAAGTTCTGAGTTTCTTAAATATGCTTCATGTACTTTTTCTATTTTAGTAGCTATAGATTTAGTTTTAGGGTTAAATCCATCTGTTAAAGATATATGAATCCACGATGGATTAAAGTTATTAGGATTATTAAATTGTCCTTGTTCTGGATATTCCCAAATTAATTGGTAGTAATCAGTTAAATTTTGAACTGCCCAATTAAATATTACAGATGTAGGATGATTTATACTAACTATGTCTATAGCATACCCTTTAATGTGTTGAGAATTTTCAACCCCATTTACTGCTTTATTTAAATCTTTACATCTATATGCTGAAGTAATTCCTATATTACTTTCACCAAAGGTTTCTATTATAGGGGTAATACATTGTGCATGTAAACGAATTAAATTATTAACAATAAAATCATAAGTTAAGGTAGGATCTGTTTCTACATCAACTCCAGGGAAATTATTTATTCCTTCTTGTTCTGCTTTTTTGCTTTTTATATTACTTAATAGGTTAAAGGGCATATTTTATATTTTTAATCTAATTCTCCATCAAAATCTTCTCCATCATCATAAAAAGTACCTCCTCCATTAGGTAAATCAGGGTTATAACCTGGTATTGTTATTTGATCATCAATATTAGTAGGAGTATTTTCATCTCCAGATATAGTAAATGGAGAAACAGATAAATTATCTATAGGAGCTGCTAATACATTAGGGTCAATATTATCAGGGACTATAAGATTAGGAGGAATTGAGTTGTCTGTATCTGTAGGTTGTACTATTTGTTGTTCTGTAGGGGCTATATCATATTGTGCTGTTTCAGGGTCTATTTCTGGGTTAATTTCACTTGTATTTTGTATTTCTTCTGGTGGTATAGGAGGAGTATAAGATGTTAATTTTTCTTCAATAGAAGGTGGAAATTCATTATTAGGCATAATTACAGTTTCTTGAGGTTTTGTTCCTGAATCTTCTACCCCATATGATTCTTTATAAAGTGAAGCAGGAATAAAGTTTGATATTTGTTGTGTAGAACATAAATATATACTTGAATCATCCTCATTTATATTTTCTAATATATGTTTAAAAGTTTCTTTATCGGGATTTCCTACTTCATACCCTTCATTTCCTTGTTGGCCATTTCTTATAATAGTAATAGGGTTTCCTACTTTTCCTTCATTACTCCATTCATTAGGATGAGCAGTTAAAGTATTATTTATAGTAGATCCAAATCTTATAGACTGTCCAAAACGACCCTCTATCATTATGTCTCCTTCATATGGTCTTAATGGTCTTACATTTTCATTTGATTTAAAATAACGACCTTCGTAAAAACCAGAACCTTCTCCAATATCACCTCTTATGTCTGTAGGGTAAGCATTACTTGAAGGGTCTTTATAAATTGATATAGGAGGCATATAATACCAATCAAAACTATTATTTTCATTGTATGTAGAAGAAGGAGCTCCTAATATATGTAATATTTCATTAGGTACAGGATAATGAGATATACTGTAATTTAAAGGTTTAGCTGTTTGAAAAAGATCAAGATTTGTTACTACAGGATTTCTTCTACTTATAGGACTCCAAAATATAGTTCCTACAGATTCTTCTTTACCATATCGTAAATAATGTGAATGGGATTCATCTAATATAATATCTATTACTCTAACTACTTTAAATCTCATTATTTTCTTCTTTAGGACTTTCTAGTTGTTTTGGTTTTTCTACTGTTTTAGATATTTCTTCAGCTACTGATTGAAGTTGTTCCATTTCTTCTTCAGTTAACATACCTCCATCACCCGTGCTTGAAGCACCTGTAGATAAACGTTGTACTATAGCAGCCATTTTTATTAATTGATCATCATTTTTTACACTAATTTCCATATATTCTTTAATTAAGGGTACTACTACTGTAGCATCTCCTAAATTAGTAATAAGAGGGCGTAATTCAGCAATTAAACTGGCTAATTGTTTTGATTTTTTAGATTGGTTTTTGTGAATTTCTTTTAATAAATCAGAAAATGATTTATCATCAAATAATATTTGGTTTAATGAGTCCATATCTTCATATTTTATTATAAATATGGAAAGAATTAAATTTTTACATATCCTGTTGATTTATATTCTAAATATAATTTTTTGTAATGTTTTTTTAGTATTTTAGTTACTTTAGTAATAACAGGAGTATCTACATTTGTCATTTCACGAATATAAATATATAATGCTTTTTTATTAAAAATTTCTAAATTTTCTCTACGTTTAAAAAGAGTATTAATAGCGTCACATACTTTTCTATCTTTATCTTTTTTAAATAAGGTAAATATATGTTTATCAACATATTCTGTAAAATAATCTATAAAATCTTTTAATTCTTTTTTTCTATTATCTCTACCTAATTGATGTAAAACTCCTTCATCTTCATCAGCAGCCATAATATCTGTTGTTATTTTTTTCTTTTTATAATTGTTATTATTATATAATATAAGATAATTTTTTCCTACAATTGAAAAATAACTAAATGCTTTAGTTCCTTTTTCTGGCTTAAAGTAATCTAATTTTTCTAATAAAAAACAAATTACTTCATGTTTTAAGTCTTCTAAATTATCTACTTCTGTATAATAAAATTTGAATGTATGAATTAAATTTTCAGCTAATTTATAAAAAGGATAATGTATTCTATTTTTATATATTGAATCTCTTTCTTTTTGGTTTTCAGATGCTAAATATTCTTTTATAGCAGCATCTGTATCTTCAGTAAAGTATCTTTTTTTAGTTCTTTTTCTTCCTCTTTTTTTTTTAGGAGGAGGGATAGAGTTTACTTCTAATTTAGTTTGAGTTTTAGTAATCATATTTTATTTAAGGGTAAATTCATTTAATGCGTCTTGAATTTTTTTTAATTCTTTAAAAAACCAACCTATTTCATCATCCGCATAAAATATATTTTTATTATCGATTTGTTTTAATCTTTGATCGCAAGCATTTATAGCATCACTTTGTTTTGATATAAAATCTTCTAGTTTTTCATTTTTAATAAGTAAATTTCTAATAGAAAATCCCATTGCAGTTGTAAATATACTAAGTATTATTGTTGCTATTGTCCATCCCATAATTTAATCTTTAAAAAAAGAATCTATAACATCTAAAGTAGCGTTAGATAGATTCGGATTATTTTTAGTATTTATTTTTTTAGCATTTCTTATTGTTTTATCTCCCTTAGAACCATTTTTAGGTTTAGATTGTTTAGGAACAGCATCTGTTGCATTATTCCATATTTCAAATTCAATTTGAGCTGCCATATGGTCTGCTTGATGCATAAGTAAAGGTAAATGTGATCTTAATTTAGTCTCTTTCATACTAGACATAAAATAAAATTTATTACTTTCATCATATAAACCATCATGTATTTTGATACCAATATATTCATTTTGAGATACTTTACATCCTATTTGTTGTAATAAAAATAAAGATCGTTCTGGTATTTTCATTGCAGGGATATCAGTATTAAATTTATATATTTGACCTAATTTATCAATATGCCATTGTGAATCGTTTGGTTGATAGTATTCACCTTCTTGTTGGCCCATTTTACCTAAATCATGGAATAAAGCAACGAAATGCATTTCTTCAATTGTATATGTAGATATATCTCCTCCCATTTTACTCCACGTTTTATATAATTCATTTGCGCAATCATATACACGTAATACATGATCAACATAACCACCTGCAAATGCTGAATGGTGCCAATTTTTAGCTGCTGCAGGCATCATCATTATTCGTTCTTCAAATTTTTCTAAAAAAGGTAATAATATATCCGATCTTTCTTTAGATATATTTGTTTTTATTTCATTTATATAACGATCCCAATTTGATTGGATTTTTTCTGCTGATAACATAACCTATTTTTTTATTATTCTCTAAATGTACCTGCTTGATTTGTACCTCTAGCTCCCATATCTGCTGTATTTCCTGGTCCTCCTGCTACTGTAATTATATTTTGTAAGTCTTCAAAAGCATCTTTTAATGCTCCTTGTTCCATAAATTGAATAGCTTCTGTTTGTTTGCCTTCTTTAACTAATCTATTAAGAGCTAATAGGGTTTGATCTAATCTATTAAGAGCTCCTTGTACTTGTCTTGAATATTTCATAATTATTTTTATTTATTAATTTATATGTAATAAGGGAATTTTGAAAAACCAAATTATTTATTGGTTCTTATGTTAAGCCTTGCAGGAAGGATTTTACCTGATGCGTTTCTTATGACTATTTGGTATTTTAAAGGTACTTTTCCTTCATCTTGTTGAAAAACAGGACTATTAGTTTCAATAACTACATCTAAATTTTTAGATGTAGTACCTGGATATTTTATTTGTACTGCATTTTCATTCAATTCTCCTACCATATCATAAGCTCCTTGTTCACCATCTATATAATGAACAAATATTTCACCACCTGATTTTTCTCTTACATACCAATAGTTATATCCAAATGAAGATGCTAGTAAATTTCTTATTTTATTTACATCTACACCAGATGATGGTTCCCATTCTCCTTTTTCTCCTTCTCCATTAATATAAGCATTTAAACCATCTGCCATTCTTTGTGGGTCAATACCACAAGCTTCAAATATTTCTTTAAATAATGGTTTTTCATTATATTTACTTTCATCAAATATAGCTTGACCTTCATCATTTAAATAAACAAAAGGAACATTTCCTCCATTATATATTCCAGAACCCTTTCTATTTTTTATAGATAAATAAATATCTTGTTCAGCATGTATTACAAGATCTGCTACTTTAGATCCTAAATCTGTAGGTCCTTCAAATGATAATTGTCTTTTTGTATCTGCAGCTCCCATAAATTCAGCATCATCAGGGGTAAGATCTTCAGGATCAATACCTATAGTTGTAAATAATTTTTGAATATCAGGAAATTCTATTTCGTCCATAGGAAAACCAACAGATCCTTGTATTTTAGTTAAAAGATCTTGTTCATAAACTTCTCCTTCATTAGCTCCACCTGCTAAAACTATTTGTACTTGACCTTCTTCAGTTTCAAATTCAAACATATTATATTTTGAACTTTTATTAGGACCTGATTTAGGTTCATGAATTGTAATTTGAGGATTATTGAAAAGAGAAATTATAATTTCCATAAATTTATCTTTATCAATCTTTTTTTGATTACCTACTCTATAAACATTTGACATAGTAGTTAAACCTGATTCTTTTCCTTCAGGAGAATCTACTATTTTAGCTATAGCATTTCTACTATTAGATGCTTTAGTACCTTCTTTTAAATTATTAATAATTTTATTAGAAGGTAATTTTAATTTTTCTAAAATTTGTTTAAGAGTAAAGATATCAGAAGGGCTATCCAAAGATGGATACCCCTTTTCTGACCTATAAGACCATTCTAATAATAACTCATCAAGAGTCATAATATTATTTTATAATATTAGCTAATTTTTTAAACCTTTCTTGTAAAATTTTCATATCATTAGATTTATTAGGAGAAATTTTTCTTCTAAATTTTCTATTATATGATTCTTTGACATCATCTTTTTTATCATCATCTTTTTTATCATCATCTTTTTTATCATCATCTTTTTTGTCATCACCTTTATCATCATCTTTTTTATTATTAGCTTTAGGTGCTTTAGGAGCAGGTTTATCATCTCCTTCAAAAAAATCTTTTAGCATGTCAAAAATTGCACGTAAAGTATCTTCTGGATTTTCTCCTCCATCAAGATCTATGTCATTGTCAGATACTGCTATTGTAGGATCTTCCATACCTGCTGATGGTTGAGGCATGTCAGGCATGTCAGGCATATCTTGTTCTAAGAATTTATTATATTCTTCTTTAACCATTTTTTTTAATTCTGTTAAATTCATCTTTATTTAATTTTAATATTATTAGCTTATAGTCTTATAATTCAATCCCAAAATTTAATATTAATAATCTAAACTTAATTCCGGGATTCCACTTAAGTTCAAATAGAGTTAATACTCCAAATCTTAATGTAAAGTCGACAATATTTTTTTTATTACCTTCTCTCCAACTATTTATCCAATTCATAACTATTTATTTTTATATTTTATATTTTTAAACCGTTTGCAACACCTTCTAAATATGCTTCTTTTGCTATATTATAATATTGCTTAACACCCATAGCTCCTTCTCTTAAAGAGACACCATGTTTTTTAATTATTTCAAGAAGTTTAATATGTTGTTCACGTGTCATATCTGTTTTTGCTACTTCACGTCTTAATTCATTTGCTGATACTATATCTTCTTCTTCTTCTTTTTCTAAAGCTTTTAGTCTTGCACCTAACAATTTAATAGTATCAGGTAATTTTTCTCCATATACAATATTTAAAGTAACATTGTTACCTTTTCCTTCTTCACCAAAAGTTTTTACATGCTTTTCTAATATTTTTTTAAATTTTTCATTTACTTTTTTTAGTTCTGCATTATAGTCATCTACACCTCCTTCTTTTCCTTTAAATTTATTTTTATATAAATCTAACATTTGATTTTTTATATCAAGAATACTTTTAGGAGCTGGTTCTTCTTCTGTATATTCGCTTTCTTTTCCTTTTTTACCTCTATATAATAAGTCTTTAATTGCTTCTCTTTCTAAATCAAATCTATTACTTGATTTTGATTTTTTAGCAGCTTTAGTAGCTGCTTTATCTGCTTTATCAACATCAGCGTCAAATTCTTCTTCATCTTGTTCTTTAAGAATTTTTAAAGCTTCATTTCTAATTGTTTTTCTAAGTTGTTCTTCTTTTAAAGGAGAAGGTTTTGTTTCAAAAGGAGTTGTGTAATCTTTTTTATTGTATCCTTTAGGTTCAGTCATTTGATCATCAAATTTTGGTGTTTTTAAACTTTTAGCTCTTACATCTGAAGTAACATTTTTTCTATCAAATCCATTTTGAATTTCTTGCATTTTATTTACTTCAAAATGATCTTTAAGCCAAGTTTTAAAATTTTTACCATCAATTTTACCCGCATGGTTCATTCCTGCTTCAAATTGTATTAAACCTGAATAATAAGCAGGGTGACTTTCTAAATTTTTAAGAACAGATTCTGTAGCTTTTTCTCTTTCTTCAATAGTAGATTCTGCTAGTCTCATGCATCCCATAGAAGTTAATTCATAATCCATACCTTTTCTAAATTCGTATGGATTATATTGGTCTAATCTATTACCTTCTTTTTCTTTTGAAGTTGTAGGAGTATATCCGTAAAGTTTATTATTTGCCATTTTTTATAATGTTGTTCCTTAATAAATATATATTTATTTTAAAAGGCGTTATTGTTTTATAATTTTATTATTTATTATTTTATTATTGTGGTTTATATTTAAATTGTAAATACCACTTGGTAAATTAGTCATATCTATTTGTGTTATGTTTTCTTTAGAAATTACTAAATTTCCTACCATATCATATAATTTTACATCAATTTCTTGATTTATATTTAATATATCAATTACTGGATTAGGATAAATCAATAATTCAGAAGAAGATTCTATTAAATCAATAGGCCAACCTAAATCACAATAATTATATAATTCTACACAATATGAATCCCATTGACCATTACAACATTCATCATCTACTGATATTACCCATGCAAAACATTCATTAGGTAACCAATATGGTTCTCCTGGTCCTCCACTACATCCTGCATCATAAACACATGAACCGTCATCTGTATTAGCTGTTAAACTATAATTATATGCATTTACATCAGTACAACCTGTTAATACATCTATACAAGCTCCTGAATCTGTGTTTGCTAAAGGGTCATAATTTATTGCATCTGGATCTGTACAACCTATAACAACTTCAATACATGAAAAGTCTTCTGTATTTGCATCTGCATTATAATTAAATGCACTTGGATCAGTGCAACCTTCAATTATGGGGATACATGAACTATTATCTGTGTTAGCTGTTGGATCATAATTAAACGCTGTTGAATCCATACAACCATATATAAATTCTATACAACTACCATTTTCAGTATTTGCTTCTGAATTATAATTAAACATTGTATTATCTGTACACCCATAAATTAAAGGTATACATGAACCATCATCTGTGTTAGCATTAGAGTTATAATTAAATGCTTCCTCATCAGTACAACCATATACTGGATATATACAACCATTATTAGTATTAGCATTCTCATCATAATTGTTTGCTGTAGAATCTGTACATCCAATAACTACAGCTTCACAACTATTATCTTCTGTATTAGCTTGTGGGTTATAATTAAAGGCGTCTGGATTTGTACAACCATAAACAAATGATATACAACCAACATTTGTATTTGCTGTTTCATCATAGTTAAATGCTTCTGGGTCTGTACAACCATATGCAAATTCTATACAAGAACCATCGTCAGTATTTACGTTAACATCATAATTGAATTGAGTTGGATCCATACAACCATATATAAATGGTTCACATGGATTATTTTCATCTGCTGTGTTAGCTTCTGAATTGTAGTTAAATGCTGTTTCATCTAAACAACCATAAATAAAAGGTTCACATAAATTATTATTTGTATTAACATCTACACCATTTATTCCTGTTATAGGATTACCAACACCATCATTATCATAATCATTATAAGTGTATGAGTTAGGGTTTAAACAACCGTATACAAAAGGATAACAAGAACCATCATCTGTGTTTGCTTCTGCATTATAATTAAATTGATTTGATTGTGTACATCCTTCTATTACTGGTATACATGTTTCGTCATCTACATTTGCATTAATATCATAATTAAATGCTTCATCATCTGTACAACCATAAATTACTTCAATACAAGAATCATTATTTGTATTAGCAGATGAATCATAATTAAATGCTAATTCATCAGTACATCCATAAATAAATGGTTCACAAATTAATCCATCAAAATCAAAATTAGCTGCATCATCATAGTTAAATGCAGTTGGATCAGTACATCCTAATATATAAGGTATACAAGGATCTGTAAGGTCCCCAATTGCTGTACCATTAACAGTTGCATTATAATTAAAATTAAACATCATATCATCCATACAACCAAATACTGCAAATTCTACACATGAACCATCATTAAAATCTGCTGCTACACCATTTACATTAAGATAATTATAATATTCTGTATATGCTTCATTATTACAACCTGGATTATAATAACATGAACCATCTGTTGTATTTGCTAATTCATCATAATTAACTGCAATATCATCTAAACAGCCATAAACTTTTGGTTCACAATTGTTACCACATAAAGCTTGTCCTTGATATGAAAAACCATATTGGTTATAAGATAAAACTGGATTTGTATAGGGGTTTGTTCCACCTTCTAAAATTATATCACCAATAGGATTTAATATTTCAAAACTACATTGTTCTGTTGTTTGTTGAGATTGACCAAATGAATAAAAATATGCTTTAACCATTTCTTCAGTATTTAAATTAATTTGAGTTTCAAATACTGTTTGGTCACTTTCTAATGTAAAGGGTCCCCAATAATCATCTCCTTGAGTAACAACCATAAATGAACCTGCCCATCCATTATCAGCCCAATCTGTTAATCTTAATGTATTTAAACATTGAGGGTTTACTAATTGAGTATTTGCATCTTCATCATAATTAAAAGCATCCGGGTTAATACAACCAAATATTCTTTCTGTTATACATGAACCATCATCTGTGTTTGCATAAGGATTAAATTCTAGATAATTATCATCTGTACAACCTTCAATAGCTTCAGGGGCACAAGGTATTACTTGACCTACATCAATTATAAGTTCACCAAAATCACCTATACCTTCTGATATTGTATCACCACATTCTGTATAGACTACCCAAGTACCATCTATACCACCCCATTGGGCTCCTCCTAATCCATCACCATATGAATCTTGAAGCCAAAACATAATATTTGTATTATCATTAATACAAGTTTGATATTCTATTGTAGTACCTACAGGTACACCACAATAAAGATCATTTACTTCAGCTAACGGAGTTCCATCACCATATTGATCATATATTACCCAACTAGTTTCACAACCATATTGATCAACCATTATTTCAACAGTAACTAATGTTTTATTTTCTGTACAAATTACTTCACCTCCATTACAAGAACCATCATCTTGAGTTGCTGCTGGGTTATAACTAGCTGCTGTTGGATCTGTACAACCAGGTATATTAATACATGAACCATCATCAATACCTGCTTCAGGATTATAATTTAATGCTGTTGGATTTGTACAACCATAGATAAAAATACAAGGATCTACCTGCCATATTTCACCTACTACAGCAGCTACATTTACACCTCCAGGTGCATTTGTATTTGGGTTTCCATCTGCTTCTGCTGCTGTTGATACAACATAAATTAAAGTTGTTGGTGAATTACAACCCCCACCATCAAAAGCTATTGCATCTATAAACCATTGTTGACCATTATTACCAACATATATTCTTGTACCAACTTGTAAAACATCTTGCCATTCTAAATAAAATGCAGGATCAATTCCAAAATGAGTGTTAGTAAAAGAAACCAGATTACATGTTGAACCTGGTGTTATAATTCCTGTTGGTAAGCTTCCTGCTTCAGGATTGTAATTAGATGCATTTTCATTTATACATCCTTCTATATATTCACAACTATTATTATCAATACCTGCTGTTTCATCATAATTTAATGCAATTGGGTCTGTACAGCCTTCTAAAATTTCACAACTTCCATCATCAATACCTGCTGTTTCATCATAATTTATAGCTAAGGGATTAGTACAACCTTCAGTTGGGGGTGCACAAGGTGCTATTGTTAATGATTCTATCAATTCATTTGATTGCCATTCTGCACCATCTTCCATTACCTCTTCAAGAGTATATCCAGTAAATGGTCCTTCATGAAAGAATAATACAGTATCACATGAATTCCATATTTCAACATACCCTCCTGTCCATAAACCATCTCCATATGAATCAAATAAAAAATAATAATATTCACCTGAGTTTAAATTAACTATTTCACTGTATAAAGTTTGTTCTGAATTGTATGGCCCTCCTGACGCAATTGCTACATCATTTGAATCTACTAATTCCCATGTTGTTTCTTCTGGCCAGTCATCTGTATGAACATCTATAGTGATCCAAGAATCATATAATAAGCTGTCTGTTTCTAATGGTGGTGGTGGTGGTGGAGGGTTAACAATTGTGTCTTGTGTAAGTGCTAATAAAGGCATTAACACTAAAAATAAACTTAATATTTTTTTCATATGATTTTGTTTTTAGAACTGATCCATTACTATTTCGTCTATAACTTCTTGTATTTCTTCTTTGGTAGCTTGCATACTAAATGAAATATCTGCTTCATATCTTTCTTCTTCTTCACCATCAATTAATACTAATATTGTAGGTACAACTGTTATTTTATGATCGGTACCTGCTTGTGCATCTGTAGCAATATCTATATTTTTTAATTTACAATCAGTTAAATCTCCAAACCATTTAACATCATTTGAAGCATTCCAACTAGCATTAAAATGTATTACTGTTATCTGTGAATGTACTATTCCTGATAATAACAGTAGTAAAAATAGTAATCTTTTCATATTTTTTTTATTTTAGTCGATCTATTTTTTCCTCAATACGTTTTAAATCTTCTTTAATTTCTTCAACGTCGTCTTGAGTATTTTGTATAGTTAATCGAATATTTTTATCTTTCATATCAAATTCCATTCTAGTTACATCTGGTGGTGGAATTTCTATAACAGGTAATTCTTTAGCTTCAGCGATGTCTGCTTGTAACATAAACCACATACTAATAACTGTAGCCATTGCAAATCCTATACCAATTAGGGTTTTAATACTAACTTTAAAACTTGAGTCTTCGTTTAATTCTTTGCTTGCCATTTTTTTAAAATATTTTATAATTTACACCGAATGAAAAATTATGCCATTCTCTATTCCAATATTTGTTATATTTACCTTCTATAAATATACCTAAATTTTTATTAAACCAATAACCAAAAATTATTCCACCAGAATAATCTATCCAATTACCTCCGTTAAATGTGTTATATGAATATTCATTATCATCTAACCAATGTAAAGGTAAAATATTACCCCATGCATGTAACCAATAATCTTTCTTGTAACTATAATAATCAAATCCTACAATCAATGAATGATTCCAAACATTTGGTAATTTATCTTTTTCTTTTATCACATATTCATCTAACATTTGTGGTATAATAACCTCTTCCCATACTTCATTTGAATTTGCAACTATATTTCCGTTTGGATCTGTATATGTTTCGTTAAAGGGATCTATTTCATATCCTTCTTGTAATGCTAAATATGTGTAATGTAAATTACCATTTTCTAATATCCAATCGTCTAATGGATTAAACCCATATGGTTCAGATATCCTTTGTGCTGTTCCTACTGTAAATGATAATTTTCTATTTATTTTATGTCTATATCTTTGTGATGCTTCAACATATTCAATATCTGCAAATCCATCTTTTAAATATTCAAATTTAGCCATCCATTTATCTGCAACATATCTTAAAAAATGATGTTGATCAAAAAATGTTAATCCTTGTTGTCTTTTATATTCGGCTTCAAATAAAAATTCAAATCCTGTTACTTTACCCATAGTTGCAGCATCTGAGAATGAATTTTCATTACCTTTTTTAAATGCTTCTTTTGGTAAATATCCAAATCTAGCAATTTTTCTTACACCAAATATAATTGAATAATCAAAGGGGGTTTCAATAATACCTTGATCTAAAGTACCTGTTGTTATAGAATATACATTATCATCTGATAATGATGTTCCTCCATTTACTCCACCATAAAAGGTGGAAAATTTAGTAAATTTTTTAAATTCTGCCTTAAAATCGAATGATTTTTTTTCTGTTTGACTAAACAAAAAGAGGGGAATGATCAGTAGCGAAACTAATAATTTTTTCATTATAATGAGTTTTTCTAATAAATATAGAAAGGAAAAATAAAAAGCAGCCCTTTCGGGCTGCTTCTAGGATTTTTACGACATGATCCTCGTTTGCCGTGTGGCGTGGGTGCCTAACTAGGCAGCCATTGCAAATACTTGCTCTTTAGCAACTACAGTCTCTTGTGAAAGAGATCGAATAGATGATAAGAAAGCAAATGTACTTGCTATCGCCGTGTTAACCTGTTTGCCGGTTACTGCGTTGGTCTTCCTTATACCCTTACTTGCTGTCAAATCCAGTCATCCCCATATCGTGTATTCTTAGTGGAGATGCCGGGAATCGAACCCGGGTCCAAACAAGCAGCTAATATAAGTACTAGCGACCATTTTTAACTTTATCTAAAGCATATTCCCATATCTGTTTTGCATCTTTATACTGATGTTTTTCTTGGGATTTCATTTTTTTAACTTGTTTATCAAATTTTTTTTGCAAACCAAGTTCTTTTAATTCGTTGTGGGTATCCCACCAAAAATCTTCTACTGACATATTATTTAATCCATTCGTTATATGCTTGTACATATGCTTCTAGTTTAGGAAGATGTGGATTTTGTTCCATCATTTGTTTAGCTGTGTTATCTATTTCCCACCTTAAACCAAATGCATTTGCTTCTTCTAAAAGTAATTCAATATCTTCTTCATCGTTTAGCTGGTTTTCTACCTCTTCTTTTTGGTCTTTCATTTGGAAAAAGTTTATAATGTTCCATCCAATAATTTTTTTCAGCCAATTCCATCTTTTTTTTACAATCTTTAGTGATTCGTTTTTTTCTTCCATTTGTATGGTATTTAGGTTTTTTTAAATTTTCTAATTTATAGTATAATTTTTCAAGTTTATCATATTTCGAATCAAAATGTTCTACTAAATAAGGTCCATTAGGATATTTATTTAAATTATAATGCCATTTAGAATCTCCATAATCTATAACATATTTCATTTTTTTAACCACATTTTCTACTGGTCTTCCTCTCATGATACTAATTCTTTTTTTAATAATAATTTATTTAATGATTTAGTTATTTCATTTATATTATTTATATCAATAAATGATGCATCTTTACCATACATTTTTTTAAAATTATTTTCTGTGTCATGTTTATAATTATGATGTTCACTTTGTATAAAATAACTTAATATATTAACCCCACCTTTTTTGATATTTTTTATTACTCTAGCTGTATCTAATATAGCAGCTTCACCTTTATAATCATTATATATAGGCATTCCATCACTCATATTAATAAAATATGAATCTAAATAATATGAAGAATTAGGTATATTTAATGCTTCTAAACATATACCTTCAGGAGTTAATCCATCTTCACGATAATATTTTAATTTTTTTAAGTCTTTTAATGTATGTTTTTTACTATTAAACGCTAAGATTAATAATGGTACTTGTCCTCTTGTAAACACATCACCAGTAGTTCTAATAGATATTAATATGTCAATACTATTCATATTAAGAGATACATAACCTAAAGCTATAGCGTTAATTAAAACTTGTTCCCATTTATCTCCTTTCATACTACCACTACCATCAATTGATATATTTAAATTAATTGGTTTATAATTAGCTTTATCTATTTTATAAAATAAATCATCTTCAAAATTAGCGACATAAATTCTTCTGGGGTCTATTTTACCCTGTTTTAATCTTTTAGATACTGATGTAATTTGTTCATTTCTAATTTGTAATTTATTTAATAATCTTTTACCTTTAGTTATGCCTTGCTCTATTAAGTGGTCATTTTTAGTGTGTTTAAATGAATAAAACCTATTATATAATTTTTCATTTATAGTTGAATCACTAATACCATCCATTATATGAACCGGTCTTTTTTTATTAGCAGATGTAATAAATTCTACTTTAATAAGTGATTCACTAATAGCTTTTATTTTATTTTTATGTATAGCTGATATTTTTTGTTTATGAATTTTTCCTAAAGTAAAATCTTCTTGTTTTTTAAGTAATTTTTTTAAAGTACTTTTAGACGCTCCATTAGGTTTTGAACTTTTATGTTCTCCACTTTGTTTATTTTTATATGATTGTTTTATATTATCATCTTTTGTTAAAGTAGATAAATAATTATATATACATTTATATATTTCACATGCGACATAAAGTGAATCTATAGTATTTTCAAGTCTATTAATATTTTTTAAATTTAATATATTGTATACTTCTTTTAATTTAGCTAAAGCACCTAAATCAGTATGTTTATTAAATATATTAACTATACGAAATATATAAGATTCCCAATTTTCATTTCTAAATTTATTACTTCGAATTCCATTATCAATTGTATTATTATAAAAATACCTATCATACATTGCTTTATAATAACTTTGATAACCAGGAGCTGTATCATAAACTAGTTGGTCTATTCTTCTATCTTCAACAAAATTAAGTAATAATAATATAATTTCTTTACCATGTATTAAATTATGTTCTAATAGGAAATTACCTATTTTTTTAGGTATATCAAAGTTTGTATAAGTACAATGTGCACCTTCATGTAATGCTAATCCAACTACACTATCTAATTTATCTTGTGTTATTTTAGATGATATTGTAATTGATTCACCATCAGTCATACTATCACCTGAAGTTGTAAATTCAACTGGTATTTCTTTTCCTGTAAGTATTTTTACAAAATTAGTTATGTTATGTTGTGCTTGAGCTAATTCTATTAAATCAAATTTTTCTTGTGATTCTTTACCCCAATATCTAAAACCTTTACTCATATATTTTTATCTTATACTATAAGATACGAAGGATATTTTGCTTTTCCAAATTATTTCGCAATTGTTTTTAAGAAATTTTTATAACCTCCTTGTAAATTATAAGCAGATATATTATGTAATTTTTTTAACATATATACTACGGGTTTACTTCTTCTACCAGTATTACAATATATTATTATATCTTTTGTTTTACTTAATTGGTCTTTTTTATCTAAAATATCTCCCATAGGAATATTAGTATTACCTAATATATAACCGTCTACTAATTCATAGGGTTCTCTAATGTCAATAATTTGAATAATTTGAGGGGATTTGTTTATTAGTTCTTCAGGTGTAATTTCTTTTAACATATTATTCCCATTTTCTATTATACTTTTCTCGTTGATCTACTCTAACATAATTAACAATATCATTTTTCCCACAATGTGGGCAATTTAATCTTTCTAAATGAGGTGCTTCATTAATTTTCCATTCACCACGACATTCTTGGGCAGAACATTTATAGATATAAGTGTGGCGTATAAAGACTTTATGAGACATTGAGTATCTTTGATAATAAAAAATTTGGTTAAACTTAGGTGTCGTAAATACATATATTTATTTTTTATCCTCTTGACAAGAAGCTTCTTTATCATTATAAGGAAACCATTTATTCCATAAATCTTTTCTTCTGTCACATCCACAATCTTTATCTCCGTATATCCATTTAACTAGACGTTTAATTCCTGTAAATGTTGTAAATCTTTCAAAAGTATCACCAAAACCTCTATCTTTTTTTCTTTTGGTTAATTCTTGTTTTATTTGGTCTCGTAGATCCATTATTACCTTTATTTATTGTGTTATTTTTATTAATATTAATAGTATTATTATGCTTATTATTAATTTTATAAGAATTTCCATAATTAAAATTTCTATTATAATTAGTTTTATTCATATTAACTTTATTCCACCAATTATCCTGTTTAGTATTTTTAGTTGAGTTGTGTGACTTCCAATCTCTAGGAAATACAAATGATTTATCATTTGTGCCTTTTAATTTAACTGTTGGAGTAAATTTTCCATGGTTAATTTTACAATCAGGTCCAGTATTATGGAACTTAGGACCTCTATGCCCATATACATAATATCCATTGTCAATTGTAATAATTATATGTGTATGTGAATAATAATGGTATGGAGGAATAAATTGATAATAATACCACCATGGGTAAAAATGAGGAACCCCATAATAATAATAAAAATTATCCCAATACCCAAAATATGGTGTACCACCTAATTCATAGTCAGTATACCAATATACTTCAGTTGTATGTGGATGATCTTCGTATACAGGATCAACATAATATGTTGAAGTTAAACTACAACTACTTAAAAATAATAATATAAAAAGTATTTTACTCAAATTCTCCATAAATGTTATACGTTTTAGGTTTTTCTGGTTCTGGTTCAGGTTTTTCTGTTTCAGAATATATAAATACTTTACCTTCTGCTGCTCTTATTAAAAAGTCATGTGATTTAGTTTGTTGAAATACCCATTCTATTCCTTCCGTTAAGGAAGAAAATATAGGTTCATCAGCTCCTACAGGAGTCCAACGATCTCCGGGTGGAAATCTTTTTAAAACTTGCTTTAAATGTACTTCTTTATCTAAATTCATCATTTATTAATATATACAAAAAATAACTTAAACATCCTAGTTTTTTTCTGACTTTATATTACCCCTACCATCCTACATATATACGCTCTAACATAGAAAATCAAAAATCAACACTAATACATATACAGCGACGGAACCAAACATAGATAGACATACGGTGAACGGTGACGGTGTCCGGTGTCCGGTGTATATATGAGGCTCGATTGAAAAAATCCGTAAAGATCTCTTTTTTAATGTCTGTATATTTTAGGGTAAAATGGGTATTTTGGACTCTGTATTATAATAATATACCTACAGCGAATGCTGCTACTATGATTAACACATAGAGAGGGGCGCTGATGTCGAGTTTTTTTTCTTGTGAATTCATAATGTTTTTTATTGATACGTAATACTCCGTGAGGACACAGCGATGACTTTAATATGAATTGATTATGACGTTTTTATGTATATGTTTTTATATGCGTATATACGCTCGATGGTGAAAGATCGTTTGCGAGGAGAGGGTCGACCCAAACCCGCCGTCATCTGCGCGCATATGTACACGGCACGCAATTGCGGCGCCCCCGTATGCATGCGTACGCTAACGCAACGCTAGCGTATGCTAAAGAGATGAGGGCATACACCCCCATCTTGCAAACATACGTTTATATATATTTGTAATCAAATTTAACCTCCTTCAAATTAATATTAACATTTATATATCTACCCATAACA